CAGAAATTCAACTCGAGCCTTAAGGTAGCGGTTGATAAATACCCAAACGATATTAAAAGCCAGCTCAAAGAAATGGGTTATGTTTATGTAAAATTTTTTATCGAAAATCCGGAATATTTACGGCTGCTATTTTTAAGCGACCTAAGTAAACATTACAAAAATGAAACTTATAAAACCTTTGAAAATAGTGAGCAGCCTTTTCTGACCTTCTATAAGGCCATCGAACGCTACCAGTCGCAGAACCAAAACACTGTGGTGGATAGCAGTATTGACCCCAATGCTTTAGTTTTGTCTTGCTGGGGTTTGGTACACGGTATGGCGATTTTAATCGCTAATAAAGATTTTGCTTATGAAGGGGATTATCTGGAACTTACCAGGAAGATCCTTTGGAACGGAACATTTCTCAACTCTTAAAATGTTTAGGCATAGGCATAGGCATAGGCATAGGCATAGGCATAGGCATAGGAGAGGCAGTACGCCGGAGAAGTTGCTTTTCGGGAATATAGGAAGCAAAGCCATCTGGAAAAATTTGAGCATGATAAATACGGCTCGATAGATTAAAATTGCAGTAAGGAAAAAGGAAGCCCCAGATCATCAACAATTGCGTCCGGACTCCCTTATGTTTAGAGAGCTTAGTATTTTATACTGTTGGTGTTTCGTCATGAGGCGGGATTTCAGTCGGGGCGAATTGAGGGGACTTAGGTTCTTTGCTAGGTTGTGGAGAGGTTTCTACGGAAGCAGATTGGGTGATATCAATGTAGTCGGATTTTTTTAGTTTTAAGTCCTGAATGAAAATTTGGATGTCGGCCTTTAATTGCTTGCCTTTATCGACAAGGTCGGCGCTTCGCTGTTTTATCGCCTCGGCACGTTGAAAGGTGCTGTTTTCGACTTGCCCAATGAGGTTTTCGGCTTGATTCTGAATATCTTGACGTAATTCTTTCCCGCTTTTTGGTGCGAGCATTAAACTGATAAAGGCTCCGGTCGCTCCCCCCACGAGCGCAGCAAGGGCAATGGTGCCTAAAGTCTTGTTTTTTGGATTAGCGGACATTTTAAGCATCTCCTTTCTTTGGCACTTTTACGCTTATTATAATATTCTGAACAAGTCTCAGTAGTGATGTTAAATTTTGGTGGAGAGGGAAGCGTGGGAACCGTGTATTTACGCCTATCCTATATTGATCGTGTCGGCATTGTCCATGATATTTCATTGATTTTGATGAAGCGGGAGACTAATATTATATCCATGGAAGTGGAAGAGGGCACCGTATTTTTGGAGTGCCAGACTGTTCTCCAGGACCAACGCAGCGGGTTTATTCAAGAACTGAGTTGCATAAATGGGGTGCGAAAAATTGAGGAGATCTCCTTCATGCCGTCAAAAGGACGAGCCGAACAACTCGATGCCATTTTAACCTCGGTGCATGACGGTATTTTGGCTGTTAATCAGGATGGTATTATTACGCAATGCAATCCTGCGGCAGTTCGGATACTTAAGTTGTCAGCACAGCAGGTTCAAGGACAATCTCTAGGATCCACGCTCTTTAAAAATTTGCTGATCCAAGAGACTCTGCAAACCGGTTGTCATCATAACAATCGGGAAGTATTCATTGCCTCAGATCATGGTTATTGTGATGAGCGTCATACTTTGGGTCAAAAATTTTTTTGCCGTTTGCCTTTAAGTCAATATCAATACTCCCATCTTTGCTAATTATTACACTTGATATTATCTCCCTCAGAATACTGTTCTCTTCCTTAATTGTGAGATTACCAGCTCCGATGTTTTTAATTACCACCAGTGAATCTGCCAAGTTTTCAATATTAACCTCTTTTTCCTCAGACGCCATTAATTGCTTATTAAATTCTTCTTCACGATTAGATAATGCCTGTAATTCGTTGTCTATCTCCTTTTTCTTTTTCAGTAACTCTTCCTTAGTCCAGTCATCATCCATGAACAGATCAAGTATCTTGTTTTTGCGGTTTAGGAGTTTTTCGCGCATAGAGTTTATTTCAGCAAAATCATTAATGGAGGGTAACGCAACACTGGGTGTTCGTCTATCCTTCATTATTTTTTTTATGTAATCGGCGTTTCCCACCATTTCTAATAATCCTTTCATTACCTTGGCGTCAACCACGGACACCTTATGCTTGACCCTACACGTAGTATCTGGCTTATGGAGATAGGTCAGATAAACATGTTCGCCATCCTTGGCCTTGTACCTTTTTATTCCTGATCTTAATTTTTTGTGACATTCTCCGCAGGATAATATCCCCGTCAAAAGATAACGCGCATCATGGAAATATTCCACCTGACCAACGGAACGGCTTATTGCCAGATTTCTCATTTTTTCGAACTCGCCTTGCGTTACGTAGGGACCGTGTCCATCAGCCCAGTTAATTTTGTGAGTACATGTTTCACCTACAACAGTTTGCTGGTAATAACCTGTATGGGCCGTATTGGACATAATCCTGTAGACAACGCTGCCCGAGAACTCGCAACCCTTTCTCGTCTTATAGCCAAGCCTTTTTAGACGTTTTCCTATAGTTGTGAATCCGGTACCGCCTAGATACCAATCGAACATTAGTCTTACTATTCTTGATTCCTCCGGTATAACCTTCCAGGTATTTGTATCTCGGTCATAAGATGTCCCAAATGGGGACTCTGGCGCAAAGTACGTCCCCACTTTGTTCGAGGCTTTTCTGCCCATAGAGGTCCTTTTCTTGATCTTCTTCAATTCCCTATTCGCTAATAAATTAAAAAGATCGGCCATGAACCGGTCTTCTTCATTTTCGAGATTAATTTCAGAGGTTGGGGTAATTAATTTTATGTTTAGCCTGGCAAGTGAATTTGCTAGATACGCCCAATCTATTTGCTCTAATCTGGATAATCTATCCTGTTCGAAGAGCAGAACCTTATCGAACAGTTTTTTCTCAGCATCAACCAATAACCTATCCAGGTCTTCTCTGTCCGAATCAGCTCCTGATTCCCCAAGGTCTGAATAGTAATCGAAGATTACCCAATTTCGGGAAGTTGCGTATTCGGTTAGTATTCGTTTTTGTTCTCCTGGGGAGTACTTGTCCGCTTGTTTTTTTGTTGAAACCCGGATGTAGATTGCTGCTTTTTCCAAGATTGATCACTCCTTAATCGTCTAAATGCGTAGTTTTAAAGGAACTAATTCGTGTGGCACGCCATACTCTGCCGCAATATCATGGATAGTCATAATAGAGCTTCTGCGCTCGTAGAGAGCTTGATCCGGTATAAGTAATTCTATAGCCAATTCATTGGCTTCTCGCTCAATTCTGTCTACCGAAAACAATGTATTAGCTTTTAAAAAGGGCGTGTTGGCCTTTGGGTGCAAGATGCTATGTCCGAGTTCGTGGGCGCAAACAAAACGTTGCCAATTACTTTTTAGCTCGCAGTTTAGGTGTATGAAAGATACGCGCATATAGATGTTGTGGTAACCAAGTGTACTGCCTAATGGCTCCTTGCTAATTAGAATTCCTCTGTAATCCGCGATTTCAAAAGGGTCGTTAGTTTTGTACTTGTGAACCAGCTTATTTGCAATTTGCTTAATCCAACTCATTCGCAGTCCTCCTTAAAAAGTGTTTACCGATACTTTTTAGGGGTGAATTTCTTTTTTGCGATTTGTTTTGCAAGACGCATAGAGTTTTCAAGAGAAATACGCATGAGTTCTTTTGTTTCATCGTCCATAGGTTCGCCGTTAAACGCGAGCGCGTTATCGCTTTCAAGATTAGAAAGTATTTTTTCTAAGTCCTTGGCGATATCGCGCTCGTCTTTTGGCGTGAGGGGTTTGAGTGGGGTATCGGTGGTGACCGGGGGGTCTGAGGGGTGTTCATTATTAAAAGCGCCTTCTATATTGGATAATTTACGATAGCCAGCAAACCTCATCAACATTCCGCAGTCTAATTCTCTGAGGAGGATGAAGTCTATCGAGCTATTCGCTATTCTTTCGATCGTATCTAGCGATGGCGGTTCAGAGATTTGCCCTAGGCAAATCTCTGATAGTTCATTGACATCAATACCTGTATTCTTGGAGAATTCTTCAATGGATCTTTCGCCTTTAATTGAATTAACAAACTGAACAAGCGAAGTTTTATCAAAGCCCAAGAGCAAATAATCCGTAGATACAGTAAAGTAATCCGCAACTTTTTGCAACTTGTCAATTGACGGGGAATTTTTGTCCCAGTTATACATAGAACCGTTACTAAATCCAAGTTCCTTTTCGAGCTTCGGGACTGACGTGCTGCGTTCCTTACAAAGCAACTGAATATTTTTGACAATAGACAAGGTTCCCACCTCAACTTTCACAAGAACGTAACAAAATATATTTTGTTTAATCATTGACTAACAAAAAATTTTTTGTTATTATAACATCAACAGCTTAGATGTTGTCGAAATAGGCAATAAAAAACCAAGAGTCATGTAGACCCATTTAAAAAAATCGTTCCCCAACGAGTTTTAATTGGTGTATTTCCTGTACTCAATATTAGAATATTTTCTGTTCGTTGTCAATATCTAAGTTTGTTATTTTACTGTTTATTCCATAGAAAGGAGGTGCCGAGTGGACGGTTTAACGATCTTGGGCACCCAACTCCCATCGACCCTAGAGGATATCAGTAGCTTCATCCTAGTAGGTCGGGAAAAACTCGTTTCCGTTAGGGCTGAAATAAGAGCCATCGACAGACTTAACCTTGCTCAGGACGTAAGAAACCAGAAGCGAGAAGAGGCACAGATGCTTTCGGAAGCGTTGCTGGATGCGGAAGTCCGACTAGGGGAGTTACTAAAACAGATACCTACCCGATCAGGCGGTGACAGAAAAAGCCAAGATTTCAAAAAGGGCAGCGGTGCACCTTTTGAAAAACCTCAGCGCACCGAAAAAGCACCCAATCAAACGCCAAGCAACACGAATGATCAAAATTTCAAAAACGCCAGCGGTGTCGGTTTTGAAAAACCAAAAGCCGAAATCGTTAAAGACCTTGGCTTTTCTGAAAAGCAAAAAGAACGCTTTGAAACCCTAGCCGACAACAAGGACCTAGTCGAACAGGTTAAAGCTGAAGCCAGGGAAAACGATGACATTCCGACTCGTTCCCGCGTCCTCGACCTTGCCCAACAACGCAAAAAGCACGAGGAGGAAGCCAAGGCTGACGACCTTGGAACCGAGGATTACAACAAATACCTCGACTTTTGCGGGAAGGTTGCGAATCACTTTAATAAAGTGATTTACGATGCAGCCATGCTGAATGTAGATGATCAACGCATTGAGGCGTGGAAAGTTCTTCTCAATGATGATCAAGTAATGATCCAGAAATATATCGATCGAATAAGCGAAAGCGTACCCAAGTTATTGAAGGTTCAAAGACAACTAAAGGAGTTGATAAAGTGAGTAGGGTACTCGACAAGCGAGCCATTGAGTTTATATTGGCTTACCTAGAAGAACATGGGGAAATTCCACTAATGAAGCCATGGACGCAGTAAGGCCGCACTATATGTTTGATGTTCACGCTGCGAGGGAACGCGGAATTAGGCGTAAGACACATCAATTAATGGCCAAAGTTAAGGATAAGGACGGTACTAGGACTTGCTTTAGTTACACGGATGACATGGGGAGATCAAAATATATCAACATTGATACAACGCATGACATTAATGCTCTAAATGGGGTGGACAAGCAGTTAAATCAGAAAGCAATTGGACTCATTAAATCAGGAAAGAAGACGAGTCGAAGGATATTGGAATTATCTGGCCAGATGGGATTATTCGGAGAAGGCCAAGAGTAGTCGATATTCAAGTATTTAAAAGGAAGGAGGTTAACGAAATGACTCTGGTTGAGCGCATCAAAATCCTTTGCAAAGAACACAACACGTCTATTCCGAAACTAGAAGAAGAATTCAAGCTCGGTCGCGGGGCTATCTATAAATGGGATGTGAATCGACCAACTATTGACAAGGTTCAAAGGGTGGCTGATTACTTTGGCGCGACAATAGATTCCATGGTGCGTGGATGCGATCCCACAACAGAAACCCCCGAACCGTTTGATAGCGGTTCGTTACTTGAACGTATTAGGGGATCGGGCCTGAGCGTTGGGCAGGTGATTGCGGTATTGGACCAAGCAAAAGCGGCTGTTCTTAATGAAACTCCGGTGGGAAATTAATACACCCAAATATTCCCAAACACATATGAAAGGAATGATCCATTTGCCGTCACTGCAAGAACAAATTAACTTTCACGTCATGGTCGGTAGCCAACTCCCAGAGTTTCTTGCTCAACTTGCACAATCTGGCAGGGAGGAAGACGCTTTATCGCTTTTGGTAGCGTGGGGAACGCATAGTAAGGCCAATTCTGTAGTTTGGGGAGAAGCGAAGGCGTTATTGAAAGAGTTGAAAGCGCAAAAATCTGCATAATTTGCGAAAACGTTGGTAACTAAATCAAGGAGAGGATTTCATGGGCGAATTAGTTTTTCTCGAACCAAACTCCATTAAGGCAGTGCCATTTACAACCTCCAAGGTAATAGCCGAATCAACCGGAGTTGGACACAGACACGTTAAGAAACAAATTTCTCTCCATAAATCGTCACTCGAAACCTTCGGACTTTTGGTCGCACTTGAGACAGAAAGTACCGGAGGACGTCCGGAGGAAATAATTCAACTTAATGAGCAACAAGCAACTCTACTAGTTACATTTCTTAAGAACACTCCGGTTGTTGTAGCTTTCAAAACCGAACTCGTCCGCCAATTCTACGAAATGCGAACCGAACTACAAAAACGTCAGATCGGCAAGCAAACTCTCAAACCCACTCGTAGGTCCTTAACTGACGAAATCAAAGCCAACCCCGACCACGGCAAGTGGGACTACAAGCTATATACCGACTTGGCATACAAAATGGTTACTGGTAAACAGCGAGGCCCAAGATGTGTAAATGCCTAACAATCTGCCGAGGAACGAACTGCGTATGTAAGGAGTGCCGGGAGAGGAAGACCTGTAAGTATGTTTATACCGGGGATTGTCGGTATGAGGAAATTGGGAAAGTGAGGAAACGATGAATTGAAAACATGGGAAATGATCAAGGAATTGACCGAAAATCCAAAACGGAAATACAAAAGGGTGAGTGATGGTAGAAAATTTGAATCTTGTTCTATGAAAATATCAGACGGGCAACTCGTTGATTACTATATAAGCGGGATTGCTAAGAATGGCTCGGAGTGTATTTCATTAAACGACGAATGGGAATTAATCCCTCAAGAAGTACTTTGGCAAGAAGCGCTAAGTGCATGGGTTAAAGGAGTAAGCATTATCCGCGAGCTAGGTGGAACTAGCTGCACGTTTACGAAGAATACAGCCTTTGCGGTGTCTAGAAATGAACTTATACACGGTAAATGGTACATCGAGTAAGTAAGGAGGTGCCCCAAATGCCAACCAACAAAAATAGCTCGTCAGCACTGCAATGCCAAACGAGCGAAGAGAAATTAATACCTGAGTGGAGTATACCACAAGAACGTGGTCATATACCATACTCTTTCGATGAGTTTCCGAAGCGAGACCCCATCCCTATTGATAGCACACCTTTACTTAAGGTTAAGGATTTCAGACTTTATTTAATGGCGCAGAAAGCATTTCTCGATCTTGGAATTATCGTTTAAGGAGGCTATCACATGGTCCAAAAGTAAACGCTCAAAACCTGCATATGCGGAAAACCCATCACATTCCCCGAAGGACAGATTCGCCACGTATGCCGGTGCGGGGCTGTGTGGGAGTGCGGAGAAGAAGGGTTTTGGTATACGGAGATAATGCCGACTACGCCTATGCCGAGAAAGCCGAGATCGAGGAGGGGAAAGAAGAGACGATGAAAATTATGAAGATTATCCGCTCCAACCTCCTCAAAATCCCCTGCATCAACCGCGAAGCAGCGGCACACAAGGCGGAGCGAGAACTCCAACGAGCCTTGCTTAGAATCGAGCAGAAAAAACTCAAGCATCGTGAGGAATGGGCAGAGTTAATGCGGAGCGGCAACACGGTCAGGAGCGTCGAGACAGAGAAGCCGAGGGAGTTTGATCGGATGGACTGCGTAAGGTGGGGAGTGGAGTAGATGCTTAACGCAACCGAGTTTTACCCCACCCCACCAAGTGTAATCAGCAAAATGCTCGCTGATCTAAAATTTAATGAGATTACTACAGTCCTTGAACCTAGCGCAGGAAAAGGCGATATAGCCGACGCGGTTCAGGACAAATTTAAAAACTATGAAGGTAACTGGCGGTCGAAAAGAACTGCAGATATCGACACCATTGAACTGGACGATAACTTGCGTCACATCTTAAAGGGCAAGGGATATAAGGTGATCCATGATGATTTTCTTACACTTGAAACCTTCAAGTCCTATGACTTATTGATTATGAATCCTCCATTTTCAAACGGAGACAAGCACCTACTTAAGGCTCTAGATATGCAAAAATCTGGCGGAAAGGTAGTATGTCTGCTTAATGCCGAAACGATCAAGAATCCTTATTCTAATACCCGTAAAGATCTTTGTAGGAAGTTAGATGAGTATGAGGTAGAAGTTGAATTTATGGGCGGAGCCTTTGCTGATGCGGAGCGCAAAACTGACGTCGAAATTGCGTTAATAAAGGTTGATATCCCAAAGTCAGATAGAAAGAGTATTATTCTCGAAGGTTTGCGAAAAGAGGAAGTTCACAAGGTTAAAGAAGATAAGTCCAGCCAAATAACGAGTGCTGATTTTCTCAAACAAATTGTTGAACGATACAACTTTGAGGTCAAGGCAGGACTTAAACTGATAAACGAATACTACGCTATGATGCCATTTATTATGACATCTAACAAGGGTGGAAGTTCTTCAATTATCGATTTATCTATCGAAGGTGAAACAAGCTATACCTCTACCGAAAACGCTTTTATCGAAAAAGTTCGGTACAAATACTGGGAAACATTATTTCAGTCTAATGTATTTGTCAATTTGTTCACATCCGATTTACAGAAACAGTACATGGAAAAAATCAAAGAACTTCAAGGGTATGACTTCTCGCTTTACAATATCTACTCAATCCGTGCAGATATATCCAAGTTGATGATGAGAAGCGTAGAAAAGACCATTCTGGACCTGTTTGAAGAATTCTCGAACAAACACTCTTGGTACGACGAAATGAGCAAGAATATCCACTATTATGACGGTTGGAAGACGAATAAAGCGTGGGTTATCAACAAGAAAGTTATTATCGTCTTGCACGGCTTTGGTAGCTGGGACGGAAGATACGAACCGAATGATTACCGGGTTAAGCAAAAGTTAACAGATGTTGAAAAGGTTTTTAACTATCTCGATGGCGGGCTTACGGAGGACGTCAACATAGATGGAGTCCTTAGTAAAGCTAGAGTTGATCTTCAAACCAAGAAAATCCAACTCAAGTATTTTACCGTTACTTTCTTCAAAAAGGGAACCTGCCATATCGAGTTTACAAATTTGGACTTACTCAAGAAGTTCAACCTGTTTGGATCGCAACGCAAAGGGTGGTTGCCTCCTAGCTACGGAAGGTCCTCATACAAGGATATGAGTGCAGAAGAAAAGGTTGTCGTGGACCAATTCGAAGGCGAGAAAGAGTATGAACGAGTGATGGAGCAGAGGGATTATTTTATCTACAACTCTGATGGATTATTAATGCTTAGTGATAAGGAGGCGTGAGTAGATGCCAAAACCATGGCAACCCGATGAAATCACCTATCTCCAAGACAATTGGGCATACAAATCTGTCAAACTTATCTCCGCTAAACTAAAACGTCCATCTCGCTCTGTAGTCTACAAAGCTCGTGCGCTCAACCTTGGAGGAGCTTACAACTCAGGCGAGCATCTAAGCGCCAATCAGGTATCTGTCCTCCTTGGCATCGACGTACACACTGTCACGGACCGCTGGATAGCTAAGTACGGTCTTAAATCCTCTCGTATAGCCATGATTAAGCGCGAGGACCGGCGAGTCAGTATCGTTGATCTAACGAAGTGGCTGAAAGATAATCCTGACAGGTGGAACGCCACAAGGCTTAAATATCTCGGACTTGGGGCAGAACCAAAATGGCTGAAGGATAAACGTAAGGCAGATGCACTGATCCCTGTCAAGGCGAACAACAAGTGGACGAATGTGGAGGATAGCACGCTGATAAGCTTACTCAGAATCGGCCTGACGTGTGAGGAAATTGGCAAGCGTTTGAGTAGGCCGGAAAAGGGAGTATTTCGCAGAGTGAGTAGACTCAGGGAACGCGGTAAGCTACCGAAATGCAATGTCAAAGTCAGGTGGACAGAGCGCGAGGAAGAGATATTTCGGGAGTTAGAGGACCAGGGTATGAGCGATGTGGCGATTGCAGAGGAGCTGGGCAGGGATAGGGAGCATGTTGTGTGCCATAGGCGAGAGCTGCGGAAAAAAGGATTATACGAGGGCAGAAAGATGAGGGCGAGCGGATGAGGGATGGATTGACACTAGGTTCACTCTTCGATGGGATAGCTGGTTTCCCGTTATCTGCAAGTTGTTACGGAATAGTAACAAAGTGGGCAAGTGAAATAGAACCATTCCCCATTAAAGTAACTCAACAGCACTTTCCCAACATGGTGCATTTAGGGGATGTAACCAAGGTAAACGGCGCAGAGGTCGAACCTGTAGGCATTATTAGCTTTGGTAGCCCTTGTCAAGACATGAGCGTAGCAGGCAAGAGGGCAGGGCTAGAAGGTGAACGATCAGGGTTGTTCATGGAAGCCGTAAGAATCATCAAAGAAATGAGGAGTGCCACGAATGGACTTTATCCAAGATTCGCTATTTGGGAGAACGTCCCCGGAGCCTTCTCAAGTAATGGGGGTCACGATTTTAGGGCAGTCCTTGAAGAAGTCACAGAGGCCGAAATTCCAATACCTAAATCTGGTCGATGGGCGGAATCAGGAATGGTTAGAGGGAACGGGCGTGAAGTTTGTTGGCGAGTATTTGACGCCCAGCATTGGGGTGTCCCCCAGCGTCGCAAGAGAATCTTCCTTGTCGCAGATTTTAGAGGACAATGTGCCGGAGAAATACTTTTTGAGCGAGAAAGCTTGCTTGGGAATTCTTCGGAGAGCAGAAAAGCGAGGGAAGAAGTTGCCGCAGGTGTTGGAGACGGCCTTAAGGCAGCAAGCAGGATTAATTGCGAACGGGGGGGTATTAGCGGAACCGTCAGCAGCAAATGGGCAAAAGGAACCGGAGGTCCGGCCGGAGACGAACACTATAATCTAGTTATTGAGCAATCCAGTAAGGTGTTCTATGAATCAGGACCCGGATGGATTGATGAATGCCAAAAAGCTGGATGCCTCAGAGCAGAGGGAGAAAACAGACCAAGTAGACCATGCCACACAATAGTTGAATCAACTCGAATTAACTGTCAACCAGATGGAATCTCAGGAACCATCAGTAGTAAATGGGCAAAGGGAACTGGTGGGCCAGCAGGGGATGAACATTATAACCTAGTCTGTCAAGAAGAGATAACGGTCAATTTTGAACAAACTTCAGACGGAATTACTATCAATCCTCACACAAGTGTAACTCTAAAAGCCTCAGGAGGAGGTGGGGGAGCAAAAACAGGTCTATACTTACTTCCTGCTTATGCGTTCTGCCCAGAACAAAGCGCAAAGACTAGGGGTATTGGATTTCAGGAAGAAGTTAGCCCAACGCTTCGAGCAGAAGGAGTAACGCCAGCAATAGCTTTCACCGCCAACCAAAGGGATGAGGTTAGGGACTTAGGCGACAAGTCGGGAGCATTGCAAGCGGAGCCAGGAATGAAGCAGCAGACATTTATAGCCGAACTAATTGCCTTTAACGGCAGACAAGACCCTGTGAGTGGAGACATAGCAGGAACATTGGATACTTGCCATCCTCAGGCTCAATGCGTAGCAATTCAGCATAGCATCATAGGGCGTAAAGACGAGGCCGGAGCACAAGGACCAGGATTTAGGGACGATGGCAAAATGTTCACTTTAGATTCAAGGGGTTCAGCCTATGCTGTAGCTTATCCAGACCCAGCAAATACACTTTTAGCCAAGGGTAATCTGTCATATCGTGGTGATGTCGATACCGTTGTTGCCGTAGATGTTCGCAACCTAAACGAAACCGAAGAACTAAACGGAACATTACAGGCTAAGAACGGTGGAGGATATAGCCTAAATTACATTAATCCAATACGAATACCAATTAGGGGTGAGGAAAATGGCAATGCCGCCGAAGGAAACGCCAGAGAAATATTGTTCAAATTGTGGCAAGAAATTGGAGCGGAAGCGTTTGCCAAATGGGGATCTCGAATACTTAATTCACTTCAACAAGAGACCATATTGCGACAGGAAGTGTATGAAGGAAGCGTTTCGGAAGAAGCCCAAGGTAGAGACAACGAATTGGAGGACCAATCACAAGAGGTCTCAGGATTTGATTCCTCCAGGGATTTGTCAAGAGTGCGGGAGGAAACTGGGGAGGGATGTTCACCACAGGGACAACGACTACCTGAACAACGATCCAGCGAACTTAATTCGATTATGCAGAGGTTGTCACAACTTGAAACACAGGAATCAGAAATATTGTGTAATTTGTGGCGAACCAATGAAGGGATTAGGGTTCTGCGAGAAACATTACATCAGATTCAAGAAATATGGCAATCCGATGGAGATAAAAACTCCAAAGAGAAAAGATTGCACGATATGTGGAAAACCAGCCAATGCGAGGGGTCTGTGCGGAAAACACTATATGCAGGAAATGAGAGCAGGAAGGTTGCTTATAGGGTTAGGAGGCTAACTCCCACCGAGACATTACGCTTGCAGGGTATGCCTGACTGGTGGCTGGATATCGAAGGAGCAAGCGACTCAGCTAAATACAAAGCGGTGGGAAATTCGGTTGCTATACCTTGTGCGGAATTTATTTTTGATCAGATTGTGAAGGTTTTAGGAAAGGAGCAAGCCCCATGCGAAACCTAACCCCACTCGAACTCCAATCCCTCCAATTCCTCCGCAAATCTCCCGCAATCAACCAAGTCTCAATCGACTGGCTTGAACACAATCTCATCTGCGTGACGGTCATATCCAAGTCTGGCGCAACGTTTGAAGATGTGGATCGTGCGATAAGTGAGGTGTTTCCTGGAACTGAGGTTAGGGGAACGCCGGGGTATGACAAGAACGGAGAGTATTGGTCGTTGGATTTCGAGGGAGAGACGCTTGTGAATGTGCTGATGAAAAAGGCCCCTGCGCTAACAGGGACCGAGGGATAGGGTAATTACACGGTTAAATTATATCGTAAATAAGGAGTGTTGAAAATGAGAGAACAATTGATTGCTGATTTAAAGTCCTTAAAGGTATCTATTCCTACGGCGAATACCGAGGTATATAGGGGTGCTCGCGAAGTTATAACTGCCAAGGATGAGCTTGCTATCGAGGAGGGAGCACTTATTAAAAATGGTTCTATCGACGGTAAAAATGCCGAAATTAGAGCAGCACAAATGCGCGAGTTTACGGTTATGGAGCGGCAGAATGTGACCGAAGCCGAGGATTATTTCGAGGCGCAGAAGGTGGGGCTCCGTAATTTACAAACCGAACTACAGATTAATTTAGCCCTCGTCGAACTCGTTAAGGGGGATGCGTAATGAGTAACGCGCTGACGATTTCGGAAATCAACAACTACCCACCTGGTACGTATAATCAGTTGTTTCCTGCGACAATGACGGAGATTTCGCCGTTGCATAAGATTATGGTGAACATCGTTAAGATTAATACTGACCTTGCGGCTAAGGAGATTTACAAGCAGAAAAATGGCGAGTACTCACTAACTAAAATCGGATGTCTTAAGCTCATAACGGCGGCTAATGTGGTTATGGAGGAGAGTAAGCCTATCTTACCGCAAGGGTGCCAAAGATGCATAGAGGTGGCAAGGGCAACTCATTTAGCGCCTCAATGCAACGGATGCATGACCAAACAGGACGTTGCCCATCAGGTATCTATCTTAGTTCCCGAGCCCAGTGGAGGACATCGTAGATATATTGCCACAAAGGAAGTTACTAAGGAGGATACGCTCGCCAAGAAAAATCCGCTAGAACACATGGGGGCAAATTGCGAGACCAAGGCGCTGCTTCGCGCTGGCAGGGCAGGGCTAGGACTTAAGGGATCGTATACACTAGGCGAGCTGGAAAAACCGTTTGCCGTGGCGCTTGTGGTACCAAATGCCCAAGATCCTGATATGAGGGCGGCATTAATCGCGAGATACGCAGCGGGGCAGGATGCGTTGTTCGGCGGGGGAGTTACGACGTTACCAAGTAATGACCGCTTGGCACTGGAACCCGGAGGAGTTAACGGTGAGGTCATGGTTTTGGGGCCTGATCCTGATGATAATCAGGGAGCGAACGATACGCCAGTGACTGGAAAAACTCAGTGCTGCGTAGAATGTGGATTAATTATCGAACCAGTTGGCGAGTGGACGGTCGAAATGATCGTCGAGGGGTTGGTGAAAAAGTTCGGGCGCGTGATTTGTTCGGCGTGTCAGACTAAGTTGGGGGGTGGACAAGCATGAGGATTTTGCACAGTGCCGACATCCACCTCGGAGAATTGCCTGGACCAGTGATTGGCGGCCAGAACGCACGCCTACTCGACACCTTACGATGTTTTGATTTCATGGTCGAATACGCAGAGCGAGAACGTCCAGACGCGGTTTTAATTGCCGGGGATTTATTCGATAAGTCAAAACTTTGGGGCGACAGCATGCTCCACCTCGTAAATGAAGCGTCCATAAGACTAAGAAAACTTTCTGATATTGCACCAACCGTGCTTTTATTTGGAACAGATAATCATGATAGCCCGAAGGCCTTCGAGAACTTGAGGAGTATGTGTATCTATGGCTTAAGAATTATTACTAAGCCTGAATTGATCCTGCTAAACACGGGTTCGGGGGTTCTACAAGTCGCAGGATTACCCGGTTTCGACAAAGGCCACTTCCGGGCACTAAACCCCGGTATGGCACCCGCCGACGAATCTATGATGTGCAGTCAGCTACTTGGCGACATGGTCAACGGACTAAGTGCACAACTTGACCCGACTGTCCCCTCTGTATTAATGGCTCACTATACGGTCGTGGGGTGCGAACTCGATAATGGGCAGCATGTATTTACTCAGTCGGAGGTGGTTTTTCCGAAGGAAGCACTCGCTGGCTCGGAGTTCGATCTGGTAGCACTGGGGCATATCCATAGGGCACAGAGGGTTGAGTGCGCAGGGAAGCCAGTGTTTTACTCGGGCCCTCCGAACGGGATTACGTTTAACGAGGAGGGGCAGGATAAGGGGTTTTGGGTGCATGATCTCCTCAAGGTGGCAGCTTCTTCGCCTCTACAATATTACGGTTCTGAGTTCATTAAAACTCCTTCTAGGGATTTCTTAACAATGGAAATAGATTTTACTAAATCTGAAGACTTGCAAAAGACGATGAAGTGGGAACTGGCGGGTATCTTTGGGGATACAATGTCGGAATCATTACTCTCGTTTCCTACAGTCGGCAAGATCGTTAAACTCGAATACGAATGCACTGAAGAACAAAAACCCCTGATTAATCACAAGGAAATGGAGAACTTGCTCAAGACTGGCGGAGCGTTCCATGTGTCGGAGATTAAGGCGAAGCGAATCGTCCAAGCGCTAACGAAGCAGGAACTAACCGAAACATCAGGCCCGCTCGAAAACCTATACTCGTGGTTAGTGACTGAGAAATTCGGCGACAAGGACATAACTGCGATTCTCGACTTATCTCGTCCGTTGATCGCCACGATCTCGGCAAAAATGCCGACGGGTACGCTCTCGGGGATATTCGAGCCACGCTCCCTGATGGTTAAAAATTACAGATCCTATCTCGCGGAATCCTTCAGTTTTCAGGATATCTATTTCGCCACAGTGAACGGCAGAAACGGTATCGGCAAGTCATCGTTTTTTATGGACGCGATTCGAGACTGTTTATTCGAGGAAACGCGTACCGGGATAACGGGGAGTTGGATCACAACAGGACAGACAGATGGCATGATTACCTTCGAGTTTAGTATGGGCGAGACGGAATGGAGAGTAATTCGAAGTCGGAGTATTAAGGGGAGCGGAAAGGTTGCGCTGTCATTACAGGAACGAGTTTCGGAGCAGGAACATATCGGCGAAGCATGGGAGAATCGTTCAGGCACCACTGCCAAGGAGACACAGGCTAAGATTGAAGCGTTACTCGGTATGGATTGTGCAACATTTTCCTGCACTGCTCTAATCATGCAGGATGCTTATGGGCTGTTCATGGAGGCAGATAAGGAAGCTCGGATGTCAGTGTTGGCAAACATCTTGGGACTTGGGATTTATGAGCAATTGACGGATTTAGCGAAGGCGAAGGTTAGTGAGTTGAATAAGGCATTGGCCGTGTCGAAGGCGAAGTTGGCTGAACTGGACGAGAAATTGAAGGGGAAACCGGAGTTAGTGGTTGCGTTGGCAGAGCATGAAGCGGGACTTGCGGAGATCGGTGAGGATATCGTCGCCAAGGAAACGGAGATTAAGGTTGCCGAGGAATTACTCAGGACGTTGATGGCGAAGGTCGAGAAGTCCGAGGATATTGAATCGCAAATTAAAGTCCTAAAGGACGAGGTTTTTGCCAAGAAAATAGATATCGGTACCAAGCGCCAGAGCGCAGAACGCGCGCAGAAAATCCTTGATAACGAAGCGGCAATAATTGCCAAGTCCGAGGAGTACGAGAGGGTTAAGGATCAAGTGTTGGTGCTTGAGACGAAGAAGCCGAAGTTTGTTGAGTTGAAAAATGAAGAGTCTGGACTTACGAATGATTTAACGGCCCTCGAAATGCAACAGGTTGGAAATTTGCTACCTCAAATTATAGAGCTTGAGAAATTATTAGCGAGTAAGCCTGAATTAGATATGGCGGCAGAAGAATACAGGGTGAGCGTCGTTAAGCTAGGCGAGATGGACGAGCTAGCGGCGAAGGATGCGGATATTTTTCAGCAGATACTAACCGCTAAAAATAACACAAATAAGATTGCCGACGAAATACGTTTTAAGCAATCCAAGCTTGAAGAACTTACCAGAAAAACCCTCATGCTTAGTAACGCGAATTGTATTGACCCCGAAAATGCAAAGTGTGCTTTTCTTGCAGATGCACAAAGGGCTAAGGCGGAAATATCTCCACTTGAGCAGATCATCAAGAATTTACAAGAGTCTCAAATACCACTCGTGGGGTTAGTTAAGGAATTAGATATTAAGTATACAGATCTTGGGTACGATGCCACTGTTCATCGTGATTTACGTAACGCGGTTAACGTTCTCCGTCCCAAAGCAGAACTTGCCGGACAATTGGATTCCAAAGCTGAGTTACTTAACGGTTTAAGAATACAAATGGCAGATATCGAAAAGCGCAAAAGAGAACTTCAGGGTAAGAAAGCGGAAATTTACGAAGCGTACGTTTCGCTCGGAACGGAGCTATCAGTATTACCACAACTCGCAGAACGACTACCAAAACTTAAGGCGTGGGCAGACAGCAAGAATGAACTCCCTGCGGCGCGTCAGATTGTGTTATCGACAGCGGATGTGATTAAGGGGATTGAAGCGGATATTACGTCACGCGAGAACCAAATTGCCAAGCTGGACGAGGAAAAAATGGTTATCGCTTACGAAACCATGGGGCTTCCAACTGCCGAGATGAACGTCAATAAATTCCACGCTGATTTTAAACAACTTAGAAACCTACAGCTCGACTACACGGCAAAAATCGGATCATTAACCTCCCAACTCGAAACGCTCGCCAAAGACGAAGCGGAACGCCAGCAGTTGAACGCAGAGATGGCCCCGACCGCGAAGGAACTCGTAGGATATCAAACCCTCACTCGTGCGTTCGGCCTCGACGGTATCCCGTTCAGTATTGTGCGCTCAGTGGTGCCGGAACTCTCATACACGGCGAATGACATACTTGGACAAATGACGAGTGGGAAGATGGCCCTGGAAATCAAGCCCGATAAGATACAGAAGTCCACCAAAAAGGAAGTTAACGTGCTAGAGGTTTGGCTCACAGACTTCCGTGGATCACGTCCATACGGTGATTACTCAGGAGGGGAAAAAGTAAAGGCTGCGCTCGCGAATGCGTTTGCTCTCGCGGATCTTAAGGCGCGGAGAGTTGGGATAATGTTCGGGATGATGTTTATTGACGAACCTCCATTTCTCGATAGCGAAGGTTCCGAGGCGTATTGTGATGCACTCGAAGGGTTAAACGTTCGTAACCCTAATATGCGAGTTATTGCGATGTCTCACGATTTCGGCATGAAAGCCCGTTTTCCACAACAGATTGAGGTCGTGGACATGGGCGACGAGGGAAGCAAGGTGAGACTGATTGACTGACCCAGTCGACCAATACAAACAAGTCAACCGATCTATGAAAAAATCCAAAACTCGCGCCAAGCAGCCCTGTAAATGCCTCAGATGCGCAAGGGGGAACGTCGAGGCTCATGATGGTAAAAAGTGGTTAATATGCGGCGACGAGGCTTGCGATATGCGGTGCGGAGTTTGCACAGAAAGGCCGAATATAAGTGGTTGTAAGTTTGTGGAGATTGAAGCGGGGAGAGAGGTGGTGATGGCGTGAAAATAGCGCAGAAGATACTCGAAGTCATGAAACTGATTCCGACCGAGGGAGAACTGTCGAAGTTAAACGAGGTACTTATCGGGCAGGGGTTAGCGTCTAGGTCGGAATTTGAGGTTGTTAGTCAGTCTGAGCGAGTGGACAAGCATGGAGCCGTTTGGCAGGTCGCAACGGTGTCGTGCGAGTTAATAATTATTGATACCGAGAGCGACGAGACTATTGTTAATATTGCGTTGGGGCAGAGTATGGATGCGGGAGACCTAGCGATTGCTAGGGCGCAGAGAATAGCGCGAGGAATGGCGTGGATGGCGGCGCTAAACTTGCCGGGGATATTCGAGAGAGTGCAGGATGATATTACACCTGAGCCCGAGATCATCGTCGAAACCCCGGAATCCAAGCTCATTACCCAAATACGCGCTCTTTGGAAATGGGACGCGGCAATGTTTCCTGAATACATTGCGAAGCGGTTCGCAGGGCGTTGCATAGAGGATTTGAATATTACCGAGTTGACGGTGATTGCGGATGAGCTGAGAAATTACAAGGGGTGATAATACGTGAATAAATGGACAGGCATAGGCCGATTAACTCGGGACTCGGAACTCAGATACACTCCATCAGGAGTAGCGGTCACCACATTTACTATCGCCGTTGATCGCAGATTTAAAAACGCGCAAGGCGAGAAAGTTACTGATTTTATCAGGGTAAAAACGTTCAAGCAACTCGCGGAACTATGTGCCAATTATCTTAGCAAGGGTAAATTATGCGCGGTTAGTGGTGAGCTGCAGATTAGTGAGTACACGGATAAGGATGGGCAAAAACGATGGTCTACGGATATTGCGGCTGATGAAGTTCAGTTTTTGAGTCCGAAAAGTGAGGATACACAGGGGCAACCACAACCGCAACCACAACCGACTACCCAACAACCTCACCCAAACATGCCTAACCCTAATATCCCTCCCGGAGCTAATTTTCCACCCGGAACAAACGTGCCACCAGGATATAACACTGGCTATCCTCCTGGATCGATGCCGCCACCCCCGGGGTATAATCAGGCGCCTCCGGCTCCGGGCGGGCAGTATTCGTTTGGCAGAGAAATTAATCTAGGGGACGATATTCCGTTCTGATGTTACGATTTAATGTTAATTACACAACGTTAGTTGGTGTTTAAATGCAACTACGAGATTACCAGGTCGAGTTGATGGAGGAGATTCAGCACAGCGTTATGGCTGGGCTCCTTCGGATCTGCGCAGTGGCCCCGTGTGGTGCGGGCAAAACAGTGTTGTTTTCATGGATGACGGCTCAGGCGAGGGCGCAGGGGCAGAAGGTACTCACGATACTGCATCGTCAAGAGCTCATCGACCAGACATCCAAGACGTTCGATAAGTTTTACATCCCTCATGAGGTATTGAATTCCCGAAATATTAATTCGTGCGACTGCCTTGTGGCAAGTGCTCAGACGTTGGTTAGGCGACTGGATCAGTTTGAAAGGGCGCCAGATTTAATCATAGTCGATGAGGCCCAACACAGCGTGGCGAACACGTGGCGAAAGATTATTGAGTATTTCCCTCGTGCGTTGGTGATTGGGTTTACCGCAACACCTGCTAGGTTATCGGGTGACGGCCTAGGTGTAATATTCCAGGCACTGGCGCTCGGTCCCACGGTTCGCGAACTAATTGACATGGGCAATCTCTCGCCGTTTGAGTATTTTAGTCCTCCAGTGCACGCAGATTTTGGGGATCTCAAGGTTAAGTACGGAGATTATCAAAAATCTGATGTTGCATTGAAGATGGATAAATCGGAGATCATTGGGGACGTGATTGAAAATTACCGGAAGTTAGCAGATGGTAAACGAGCGATTGTGTACTGCGCGAGTTGCGAGCATGCGGAGCATGTGGCGAGGGAGTTTAATGCGGCGGGAATTAGCGCGGCGTATATCGATGGGAAGACGCCAACGGCCGTCAGGAAGCTAGCTACGGAGCAATTTAGAACTGGTGTCGTGAAGATACTTACGAATGTGGATCTCGTTTCCGAGGGATATGACGTACCAGCCATGGAATGCGTCATCCTGCTTAGGCCAACTCAATCAGTCGCGCTATTTATCCAGCAAGCAATGAGGGCAATGAGGGCTGACCCAGATAATCCTGGTAAAATCGCCACGATTATCGACCACGTTGGCAACGTCTACAGACATGGTTTACCTGATGAAGAACGCGAGTGGTCACTCGAAGGTAAAGTTAAAAAACGCGATCCCTCAGAGATATCAGTGAGACAATGCCCTGTTTGTTATTATAACCACTTACCACGTCCGAGTTGTCCGAAATGTGGACATGTTTATAAAGTGCAGACGCCGGAGCCGATTAAACAGACAAAGGGCGAATTGTTGCAGATTAAGGCGCTTGAAAGGGCTGAAGCGAACCGCGAGGTCGGGAGAGCGAGGACACGGCAGGACCTGGAAATGATCGCAATTAAGCGAGGGTACTCGCTGAGGTGGGTTGATAAGATCTTGAGTGTTAGGGGTGGGAGGTAGAGGTGTGGACGGCGATGACGAATCCAGGAGAATCCCTTCGCAGTGGGAAAGAATATGCGCCGAATGCGGGAAGGAATTCGCCATAAATAGTCAATGGATATACAGGCTCATTATTAATGGGCGCACGCTTTGGTATTGTCGGTATAACTGCATGAGGGCGGCGGAAAGAAAACATAAGAAATCAAAGGGGAGGAAAGAAAGGATGCAATCAAAGAAACCACCTAAAGAAAGATTGGAAGAGCACCTGAAAGCGGGCGCACTAATCGTAGATATAGCTAGAAGATATGAGGCCTCGGCGCAGTCGGTAAAGAACTGGATTAAGGATTATGGATTACAGGATGTCAAACCTGATCCCAGGCCGAAAAGTGAGGTAGTTTGTGAGGAATCTTCGATTGATTGCGGTGTGGATCAGGATTTACCCACCTCGACTGAGACAGAACGACTTCAGGCAATCCCCGCACAGGACTCAATCGGAGAGAGTCCTGATAAGAATCTATGCGACGAAGAGTCTATCCAAGCAACGGAGATAACCAGAGTGGATTTAATAGAGACGGTCAGGGCTGATTCAGATGGACCTGACGCCAGGACCCCTGATCTAAGTGAAAACTTTGACGAAATATGGCGAGACGTTCGCGACGATCTCGTTACGCTTGATCGACTGTATGTCGCCGGGGCAAAGAAATCGTTCCGAGAGAGATTGCAGGAAATGCTGGCAGAGGTAATGGGGCATGAATGACACGGAAGAAATGCATGGAGCAAGCGACCTAAAATCCCGCTACATCTCCCTATGGCAAACAGTCAAGCGCGAGGGTATCTCTGAATTACTTACTTGGCTCGAAACGACTGATTTTTATACGGCTCCGTGCAGTACGAAATATCATTTATCGCGCGAGGGTGGATTATTACAACATTCGTTAAATGTTTATGATTGTCTGGCGTCAAAGGGATTGGATAATGAATCGTTTTTAATTACGGCACTAGCGCATGATTTTTGTAAGATAAATTTTTATGTTCAGGAGATGCGAAACGTTAAGGAAGACGATGTGTGGGTCAAAAAACCATTTTACGCGGTTAAAGATACTATGCCATACGGACATGGCGAGAAATCGGCGCTTCTCGTAAATAGATTTATAAAACTTAAAACCGCTGAGTTTATGGCGATTCGTTGGCATATGGGAGGATTTACGCCGGGGATTCAGGATTTTAGTTTGTCGAGTGCGCTGTCTGAGGCATTTAGAAGGTATCCCTTGGCGTTGTACCTGCACCTAGCAGACATGGAAGCGTGTTACGTGTTGGAGAATGAGGAGGAGAAGGCGTGACGTCAAAGCGTACAGAGGACAAACCAAATTACTGGAATATCGCCCGATTATTATTACCACTTAGCAACTGCCTAAAACGTCGCTACGCCTGCGTAATAGTCAAGGATGGTAACGTCATAGCCACTGGATACAACGTAAGCCCTAATGACTGCGTTACGTGCGCGAGAGATAGTATTCCGCATAACACCGGGGATTACGCAGAGTGCCCGAGTATCCACGCCGAGCAGATAGCGTTACTGCATGCCGATAATTCGGAATTAAATAATGAGTGCGAGATGTATTTGGTTTGTGACAAAGATCCCGATCCGCAGCCGTGTCCGACATGTCGGAAGTTACTGGATTGGTGTGGGGTTAAGTTGATGAGGGAGGGGCAGGTATGAACCACTACGAACTAAAATTTGAAATTAAAACCGACGTAGAAAACGTAATACCATTACTCAGGATGATAGCCAAAACGGTGAGCAAAAACATGGCCCCGATTAGGGAAATTGGGGAATTCGTTATCACTCCTACGATTACGGATCTAACGGGTGACGGCAATGCCTAACGAACGCGATATCCAGTCAAAAATCCGTCTCGACTTCTCTGAACGATTTCCTGATGCCCTGTTATTTCGTATAAACGTAGGTAGAGGATGGACAGGAACGAATGTTCGTAAAAATTCAGACGGCTCCATAACGATTTTTAATCCTCGTCCATTTGACACGGGTGTCCCTACGGGATTCAGTGATTTATTCGCAGTCCTGCCCGGTGGACGAGCGGTGTTTCTTGAAATTAAAACTCCGAGAGGGAAACCAACCCCTGAACAGGTTAATTTTCTCAGGATGATGTCGGGTCTGGGGTGTCCGGCGGGGGTGGCGAGATCGATGGAGGATGTTTTACGGATAATAAACGGTAACTGAAACGAGGGATAACGCGTGCCCGATCAAAATGACACTCAACGTTTTTTAAACGCACTATACGGCAATCTCGAATCAGGGCACGTTTACCTCTGGACGTTGCCCGATCATAAAACTTGGTCATTTTCGGTCGCTGGGGATTCCGGTGGTGATCTCAGGATGATGGCGAACGCAGCACAAGCGATACAAGACGAGAGGGATGTTTATTACGGGGTGGGCGGGTCAACGCAGGCTATCGAGCAGACGGAGCGCCCAAAGGCTAACAACGTCTCATTCATCCCAGCCTTGTGGATGGACATTGATATCGCTACGCCCGGAGCGCATACTCAGAATAACCTTCCTAAAACAGTCGAAGATGCCCTAAGTATTCTTCCTGGGTTCCTACAACCGTCCATCATCGTTTGGTCTGGCAATGGCCTGCACGTTTATTGGCTACTCAAGGAGTGCTGGGTCTTCGACACTCAGGAGGAAAATCTCAGGGCCTCAAACCTCATGATTCGACTGCAAGCGTATATCAAATCCCTCGCTCAAGAGAGAGGCTGGAAACTCGATTCGACAGCCGACCTCTCTCGGGTTCTTCGTGTACCTGGGACGCTGAATCATAAGCTGGGGCAACGGCAGCCGGTGCAGATTACGCAGTTCTCGCCCGAAATACGATACGACCCCAGCGAGCTTGAGGACCTTATTCCTGATATCGATTTTCGCGCAGAAATAACGAATCACGGGAAGTTTGAGCGCCGGCCTACGGATGCAAGCTCGGACCTTATGATTGCCAACTGTTCATTCCTGCAGTACTGCTCACTCAATGCCCAATCCATAACTTATGGCGAGTGGCTCAGTATGCTGACCAACGTCGTCCGCGGAACTGATGGAATCGACAAGTGTCATGAGTTATCACGCGGCGATACTGGACGTTATACGGTTAAGGGTACTGATTTTCGAATTTCTGAAGCCCTAAGCATGAAGGGGCCGCAGACTTGCGAGTACATCCGAGCGACCCATGGGTTTCCTTGTCCTGCGGGTGGCTGCGGTGTTAAATCTCCTTCGTCGTTCTCGCTCAGTCGCGTCGACCAGGCGAGGGCCAGAGTTAATATGTTGGGGATACCAACGACAGATAAAGTTTTTACCGATGAGATACTAAGATCATTATCTATCGTCAAGCGCAGCGATCCGGCGCTCTATGCTCGCGCCAAGGACAAGCTTAAGGGATCAGGGATTAATCTTAATGACCTTAACGCTGCAATTAAGCCATTCACACAAGCAAGTATTCCGGACGCCCTAAGTACACCACCACCCGGAATGGTTATCAATATTCCTCGTGGCGACCTAGTAGGAATGCCGGAAAATTACGTCATTCCCCCATCATTTGCAATTACCAATACAGGAATTAACTATATCAAAACGACCAACGAAGGACCCATACACGTTAGGGCGTGTGGTTGCCCGGTTTATATCAAAGCCAAACTTTATAACGAGGATACAGATTCCGAATCACTCAAGCTGTCCTATAGGCATATGGGGCATTGGAAGGACTTAGTTGTTCCTCGTTCTATGGCAGTAAATTCACGATTTGTTATAAATTTATCAGACAGAGGGCTTGCGGTATCCTCGGAGACTGCTCGTTATGCTGCTAAATTCTTTGATGAATGCTTGTTCTATAATCCTGATATCCCGACGCAAAAAGCCGTTTCTAATTTTGGTTGGAGGGGTAAATCTTTTATATTTCCAGGACTATGTCCGGATATCGAAATAGATGTTGACGATATCGAGAGCAAGCACGCTCTGAAAGGATTTTCTTCACAAGGAGAATTATCCGACTGGATAAATATCGCCAACCATGTTCGCAATTCGTCATCCAACGCTCGATTTATCCTAGCTGCCGGCTTTGCGGCGCCACTCCTCAAGCTACTATCTCAACGTAATTTCGTCATCCATAATCACGGAGGATCTGGCGGCGGTAAAACCGCAACGCTTTGGGCGGCATTGTCGATTTGGGCTGATCCTGATCCGGTGATTGCAAGTTTTAATAATTCACAGACATCACTGGAGCGCAGGGCTAGTTTATTCTCAGACCTCCCATTCGGGATCAATGAGCGCGAGGTGTTGGGCCAGCAACAGAAACTAGACATCTCCCCTATCGTCTACATGCTGGCAGAGGGCAAAGGCAAGGGACGTGGCAGTAAAAATGGTTTACAAAAATTAAACACTTGGAGAACGATTGTCCTTACGACCGGGGAAGGACCCCTGACAAATGCGAGTTCGATGGATGGTTTTATGAATCGCCTGATCGAGATTGACGGCGGTCCATTGGTCGACGACAAGAAACTTGCTCGTTACCTTTACGAATTTTTACCAAACTGCCACGGTCAGGCGGGTATTGTTTTTTTACAGAAACTCATGGAGGCTCAACGCGGCGACATAGTAAACCTCTATCGGGAGGCTCAGGCATGGCTCAAGCAGTATTACTCGGACAAGCTAGATAGCCACCTCGATGCTCTGGCGTGTGTGATGGTGGCCGATTACCTATCGAGCGTTTGGGTTTTTGGCACGGAGGCTGGGGCGGCGAAGGTTGAAGTGTACGCGATGGGAGCCGAGATAGCCGGTAAATTAATTAGGCAATGTGAGTCTAGCGAGTCAGAGCGCGCCTGGCTAGCGTTTATGGATTGGGTTGGAGAAAATTCTGACAAACTCAGTAATTCGTATTCGTCGAGAATTGGCGTGAAGGATGGAGTGAATATTTACTTAATCAGGAGTGTTGTAGATAAATTTCTTAGCCAGTATTCAAGTGCTCAGAAAATAATTAAGGATTGGGGCGACCAAGGAAAGATTATGACATGGAAGGATGGAGATAAAAACCGTTTTAGCTATAAGAGGAGCATTGGAGGGGCAAGGGTTAGGTGTATTGTATTTGCCGAAGACCCCGAAAGTGGGGCAGTGGGGCAGTAGTGGGACGCTGGTGGGACAGGAGTGGGACAGGCAAATATTAATATATCTCTTGATTACTCTATATATCTCTATTATTCATATACCTGTCCCACTGTCCCACCTGTCCCACCACATTTTCTTATAGAAAAACATATACCTTGTTGTGAGGTAAAGGTATAGGTCCTTTTTCTATACACACTATTTTTGTAAAATCGGTGGGACAGTGGGACAGGCAGGGCCGAAACCATTGCGGCAGTAAGGCTAAGGCCTGTCCCACCGCTTAAAAAACGGTGGGACAGCGGTGGGACAGGTGGGACACAGTAAAAAGATGTAAATTATCATATTTGGGGGTCATAAAAACGAATAAGCTTGTAAAAATCCTAAAGCGTCTGATCCTATCCTACGATGTTAAGCACGGCTTAAGTGAGCCACCCATTTATATCTGCACACACCTAGATACGCGTAACAGGTATAAAAACGACAAATACAAGATTCCCTTTGATCATCCTCAGTGCCCAATTTTCAAAGACAATCGATGTTGCGGTAGTTGCTCACAATCGGCAATCTGTGATCACATTGTTAATTGTGGATGTTTTGGATTTGCGAAGGCAGCGATGGGCGGAACAGATGAAAGATATTACCTGACGAAGGCGTCTGAGTATTCAGGAGTAGGACGAGTTGTTAACGGCAAATTCGATTGGGATTATTATAAATTACAGAAATCTAAGGAGGGGTGAAATTATGAAACACTTCAACCAAATTGCCGCTCATAACCTAATAAATTCCAATGACTTGCCCTCTGCGTCCCCAGTCATCACGTATTACCTCGCGCAACCCGAAACTGAGGAGATTGAGACGCGAATTGCTAGCAGATTACAATCTTTGATCCGAACGTTAAAATCTGAGCGCAACGAACGCAGCGAGATAATCCAGCAAATTATCGTGGAGTGTTGCAAAGAGCTTGATCAGATGAGGAGTGGAAGCGTATGAAGAAGATCATATCGGATGTCACCAATGAACTTCAAAGGGCCATGAGTAAAAAACCCTTGTTTACATGCGCGCACCATGGATACGCCATCATCCTGGAAGAGTTGGATGAATTATGGGGCGAGATCAAGAAAAAAAGCTCCGAACGCGATGCAAGTAACATGAGGACCGAGGCAATACAAGTTGCGGCTATGGCTATAAAGTTTATTATGTCGATGGATAATGAGTGGAAACCGATCAAGCCAAATAATCCGAAAACTGCAAAAATGGATTTTACGGAAGAAGAAATTCAGAACGATGCAAAATGTAGGCAATGCTTATATGCCATTCTAACGGATGAGGAGTTAACTAAACTTGGCAACGATCCATGCGATACCTGCACTGATCTAAGTGGTTGGAAACCGAAGGAGGAATTGCGATGTTAACGGAATCATGCCCGGAATTATGTTATAAACTCACGATAACGGAATCCTGCCCCGAATGCGGAACAAAAATTCGTAATGAATGCGGTTGTCAGTCTTGTCCGGCGTGCGGATGGGGGTGCTGCGGATGAAACGTGTAAGATGGGGGTTGTTTATGAATAAATTAAACTTCGCGCAAACGGTATCATTCGGCGTATTAATCGGAGTCAGCTTACTGCAGTTTTACCTTAACAACGTTGCCGATGCGATATATTTTGCCGTAATGGCAGGAATAGTGAGGTCAAGGAAATGCACCACATAAAATATAAAGGTGAAACCTACAGCTGCTGTGCGCCACGTAAAATTAACGGAGAATACACGTGTGATGCGTGGAAAACCGGGACCGGAAAAGTGGTTAATAATTTCGAAGTTTGCAATGCGTTGGCGAAGTTGTTGATTAGTGGGAAGGTGGTAAACGGTGACAAAAGAAGAACTTAAGGAGTATTACTGGATTCGTCGAAATATCACCAAGTCAGAACACAGGTTAATAGAACTAGAGGCCACAGCCACTAAGGTCACGGCTCACCTAAAGAATAAACACGACTCCATTATCGGCCTTGGTAATACGAGTGATAAAGTAGGTAATGCTGTTGCGGACATGGAAGCAGTTAAGGATAAGTTAGTCGAACAGATCGCAGAGTCCTATGCTGTGCTTACCGAGATTGAGAAAGCTATCGAAGTATTACCGGCTAGAGAAGGGTATCTTATTCGCGCCAGATATATAGAGCTAATGCCATGGGAACAAATAGCGGTAGATATGGGGTATTCATGGAAACAGACTCACCGGATACATTCTGATGCATTAGGGCTGCTTATCCAAAAAGATGACACACAATGACATGCTGAAATGTGTTAAAATAGTAGTATCAAAGAGCGTTCCCAGTGGGGCGCTCTTTCTTTATGTGTATTTTAATTGGGAAAATAGTAAAAATATAGTAGGTGTAAATATATGGATAATAATATAGCGTTGAGTAACAACATAACACATCTTAAGAAACGGGCTTTTATTGCCGCTTACGCTGAGTGTGGCACAGTGACACATGCTGCAGAGATTGCTGAGATAGAGCGCAAAACGCATTACGAATGGCTAAAGAATGATCCCGATTATTCTAAAGCTTGCGAGATGGCCTACGAGCAAGCCGGTGAACGCTTAGAGCAAGAGGCTAGACGTAGAGCAGTAGAGGGCACAAAGAAGAATGTGTACTACCAAGGTGAGCCTTGTGGCGTCAATACGGAGTACAGCGATACGCTACTGATCTTCCTGCTCAAAGGCGCAAAGCCCGAGAAGTACGCAGAGAGAGTGCATAACAGTGTCACCGTTACGCCACCAACCGAGGGAACCGTTAATACCCTGAAGCAGCTAAAAGAAGCCGAGGAAGCTAATGGCAGCGAGTAACGAATGTAACTCAATCACATTGTGTAACATTCGAGTAAATGCTGTAAGTGTTGCAGGAGTAAGAGTGTAGGATTTGTGGTTAACGCTTGTTATCGGGTAGAGCGCTAAACGAGTGCAAAGTCCATGAGGGGTGGACATTTTTTGGGCATGTGTCATGGGTACCCCGGCCTAATTCTAGATCTTTGCCTTGCACAAAACATGTATATTGACTACTAAAAAAATTCTGCGAAAATTTCAATGCCTAAAAATACGGCATCCCCGTCAAGGGGGTGTCTTCTTTTATGCCGAAAATAACCACTGAGAAAGGTTTCGTACTATGCCGAAAATGAAAACATGCACTAAGTGCAGAGAAGAAAAACCGGCTACAACAGATTATTTCGGGATTAAAAGTAAATGCAAAGACGGGCTCAGGGAATGTTGTAAGATATGCTTTAGCGTGGTTAAGAAAAGATACCGCGAAGGAAATAAAGCTAAGGTTGCAGACGAGAAAAGAAAGTATGATGCGGAAAACAAAGACAAAGTCTCGGAGCGCCGCAAGAAGTATCGCGAAGCTAACCGAGAGAGAATATTAGCCTACGGTAAAAAGTACTACGTCGAGAAAAGGCCTTATGAGAAGAATAGGGATCGGGTGCTAATATACACTCGTGAGTGGCGTAAGAATAACCTAGACAAGGATACGGGCTACAGGCAAAAACGCAGGGCACGAAAAAGGGAATTACTGCACACCTTCACAGTAGAGCAATGGTTATTTGTGAAAGATCAATTCAGTAATAGGTGTGCGTATTGTGGAGAGGAAAAGCCGCTTGAGCAGGACCACTTCATCCCCCTTTCAGCAGGTGGGGAATACACAATTGCAAATATAATCCCGGCTTGCAAAAGTTGCAATTGCAGTAAGCACGATGCCAGTTTCTTTGAATGGTACCCTACGTATAAGCATTGGGATAAAGATCGGGAAATAGCAATACTTAATCACTTAGGCAATGTAAAAATTGACACCCCCGAGGGTGTTTTTTCTATGGATAGAACGGGGTAGGGAGGCTTAACCATGAAAGCAAAATACAACGACATCGAACTAGAAGGTACACCGGAAGAAGTCGCGGCTACCCTGATGACCTTAGCCCCTCCCGTCATGGTCCTGCACCTGGACGGTATTGGCTCCGCAAAAACGCTACGAGAAATAGCTGACGAACAATTACAGCGAGTAATATCAGCACTGGGTTATCAGCCCAAGTAATAATCGAGCACTCTTTTCAGGGTGCTTTTTCTATACTCGAAAGTGAGGATTGAATTAAGTAAATGGGCGAAACGAGAAATCTGACGATAGACGCAGCAGCTAAAGCATGGGCGCTACAAAAGGCTACGCAGCCACCACAGCCCGAACTTAAGGGTAAATGTAATATGTGTGGAACATGTTGCAAGGCAATCTATCTCCCATATAGCCACCAAGAATTATTGGATTGTAAACCCGTGAAGGATTACGTAGCGAACCCGTGGGATTTCGAGAAACGAATCGGCGACCATGACCACGTTTTTGTTCATTTGTACTGGGAGCCAATCACACTGAAAGAAGCCTTGGCGATCAATCCGCACATAGCAACATGGAAATATGGGACAGAAAAAGAAGATAATTGGTACAGGTGTACAAGGCTAGATACGAAAACAAATAGGTGCACAGTACACGATAATCAACCAAGCGTATGCAGCGGTTATCCGTGGTACGGAAGAGCGCCAAGGCCACATGAGAGTTATTATTCTCCTGATTGCGGCTATCAAGTTGACGTAATTCAGGTTAAGGAATTAGCTGCCTCGGACGAAGGCACTAGACTTGAATACGCCAAGTTAGAATAACCAAGCTTGGAGGTGACGTCCGTGGAACGCTGGGAAGCAGAACTACTACAAGAATACTTAACAAAACACTTCAACCCTAAGAAAATAAATTCCCTCCTAGAACTACCTCTCAGCGGTCCGGACGGACTTCGCCGACAACTCGGAGAACTCGACGGCGAATACTTCGCCAGAGCTTACTTTCCCGACTATATGCGCCGCGAGTTACCTGCATTTCACTCGGAGGATTACGATAAGCAACAGCACCTCTTCGAACATCCAGAAGGTCGCAGGTTCGCCGAAGCCGCTCCCCGTGGTCATGCTAAGTCAGTACGATGGACGACAATATTCACAGTTCGAAATATCGTTTATCAGAAAAAGCATTACCCGTTCATTATCTCCGACACTGGCAGTCAGGCGAGTGACTTTTTAATGGGAATAGGCGTCACACTAGAAGGCAATCCGAGGATTATTCAGGATTTCGGGAAGCTGCAAGGAAGTCCCTGGAACTCGAATGAGTTAGTGACTACGACAGGCGTAAAGGTTGAATGTGCTGGCTCCGGCATGAAAATACTCGGTCGCAGCTGGGGTCCATGGCGACCTGACATGATCATCCTTGACGATTTAGAGAACGAGGAAAACGTGTCCACTCCTGAGCAGCGCAAAAAACTCCGCGACTGGTTTACGAAGGTTGTCATGTATATGGGCGACAGCTATACGGATTTTATCTATGTCGGAACGATCAAGCATAAAGAGAGCTTGCTTTGCTGGGTGCTGGACAATCCAACCTGGGAAACTAAGGTGTATCGTGCCGTAATTGACTTTGCTGAACGTGAAGACCTTTGGGCAGAGTGGGAAAACATTGTCACTGATTTGTCCATTGAGAAAAACGAACGACTCGATAAAGCTATGGAATTTTACCATGCTAATGAATCCGAAATGCTCAAGGGGACAAAGGTTCTCTGGCCCGATAAATGGTCGTATGTGCTCCTAATGGTCGAACGCGTCACAGGTGGAGCGGCAGCATTTAACTCAGAAATGCAGAATAGACCGATTGATCCTGCAGACCAACTATTCGAGATTAAATATTATGAGCACGCGCCAGCTCGTGAGGATCTAAAATGGGTGGTCGGATTTTGCGACCCGTCGATGGGGCGCACTAAAAAATCAGACATGTGCGCTATTGTAATTGTCGGAGTTGATCAGGCAGGATGGAAATACGTCCTTGAAGCCGATCTAAGGCGGCTACACCCCGACCTGATCATTGATGCTGTGATAGAAAAACAACTCAGATATAATTGCAACGAATTCGGCATAGAAACGGTGGCATTTCAGGAGTTTTTAGCAAGTGAGCTAAGGAAACGGAGTATCGAGAGAGGCGTATACATACCGATTACCGAGGTTAAACCTAAGGGGCAAAAAGAATCTCGCATAGTAGGATTGCAACCGGAAATGAACAATGGCTATATTAAGCTACACCGATCACAGCTACAGTTAATCATGCAACTGGAAGAATTTAGACCCCTGGCAATCGGCAAGAACAAAGACGATGGACCAGATGCCTTGGCAAGTGCGAATAAATTAATTCAAGGAATGAATCCATGGCTCGAATACGCGAGGAAGAAACTTAGGGAAATGGAAGAAGGAGGGGGACAAGCTGAATATATGGACGAGAACAGGCAGTATCGCCAAATCTGTCGTTAATACCTTGTCCCCAAGTAACATAAAGAATAATTTCATGATGGGTTATAGCGGTGCATTTTCGCCGCCAACACCTCAGCAAGAAGCGGCAATGCATCAAGCGGGAATGGATATGGCGGCTCCGTTAAGTCCTGGTGCACCAATCGACCCCATGATGCCCGCAGGTTCGCCTCCTCGTGAATATCAATACCAAATCGGACAAAATATATCAGCCAGACCGCGCTCAACAGAGAAAATGAGCTTCCAGGTCCTTCGTTCGTTGGTCGAGAACTATGACATAGCTCAAATTTGTATCGAGGTCAGGCAGGACGAACTCAAGAATGTCGAATGGGACATAGTTCCAGTAAATGAAAATGACGCGAATAAGTATGAGAGCGAAATTAAAATGTTACGCTCTTTTTTCATGCGCCCGGATGGGGAGAATGATTATTCGAGCTGGCTCAAGAAGATCGACTATGATCGACTGGCCTTTGATGCTTTGAGTATGTGGAAGGAACGCACCAAGAACGGCAAAATAGCGGCCCTACAGCCAGTGGACGGAACGACAATGGTTCCACTAGTGGATTACTACGGTCGTCGTCCGAAACCTCCCGCGCCTGCCTATACGCAGTGGGTTAACGGGGTGCCGTGGTGGTGGGTAACTTCAAAAGACTTTGTTTACTGTCCCGAACGACCACGAACAAACACAATGTACGGTTTCCCGGTTGCTGAGTGGTTGCTCTTGACAATGAATACCGACATACGTTTTCAATGGCATTTTTTGAAGAAATTTACGGACGGTAATGTGCCGGAAGCCTTTGCTATGATCCCTGATCTCAAAGACCCTACGCAGATTGACGAAATGCAGAAATATTATGACACAGTGACTCGCGGCGATCAGAGTTGGCTGCATCGACTGAAGATGTTTCCGGGCGGCACAGTTATCAAGGAGATGCGAGATCCTAAAGACGATATGGCGCTACCTCACTACATCATGACTAAGGCGTGTGCTGGATTTAAGGTTCAGCCCGCAGAAATAGGTATGACCGACAAGGTTAATAAGTCGAGCGGTGATACTCAAGAAAACGTCCAGTATCGGCGGTCCATTGTTCCGTCAGTTAGATTTTACGAAACATTATTTTCCGGCATCATTGCAGACGAGTTTGGTTTGCCGAATCTTAAATTTAAGTATGTCAACATCCAAGAGTTGGAAGACAGGCTTATCCTCGCTAAGGTTGACGAAATTTATGTACGCAATGCAATAGTTAGCCCTGATTGGGTAGCTAATCATAGACTAGGTATAAAAGTTAAGCCTGACGAGCAGGTAGGGCGCGTGTTTATCTTTGCCAATGGTGCGGCCAAGGCTTCGGACGCCCTTGCCGTAGGCGCACAGCAAGCATTAAGCGCCGTACCTCCTCCGCAGAATATTCAGCCATCAGCCAAGCAAGCATTACTGTCTGGGCAACCTCCGACGACCGTAAAGAGCAAGGCCAAGTCAACAAACCTCGCCAAGGCTGACGACCCAAAACCCCAGGACCGCCTCCGGTAGATGAAGTGCGGAGGCAGGCGGTCGAAGACGATATCCGCACGCATTTTGGTAGGTTTTTCAAAAGGGAAAAAAGAAAAATAGTAGGGCATATCGTGAGTAAGATTGACCCCGAGTTGCTACAGAAAAGCGATAACGAGGACAAGATAAACGCCGCAATAAACTCTTACGACTGGTCTAATTGGCAAGTGGCGATAGAGGCAGCAATTCCTATGTTTTCCGAAGCGTTTTTAACCGGGGCAGATGACGCGTCGAACTATTTGTCGATCGACATACCAGGAACGGACCCACGAGCCTTAGAGTATGCCCAAGCTCGCGCCGGAGAGCTTATCGGAACTGGACCTGATCCGGCTTATGCCCTGGATGAGGCAACTCGGCAAATGCTACACGATACATTGGTCGAGCAATTTGAGCAAGGTCCACAAAGTATTCCCGACCTGTCTAGCGTCATTAGAAATAATTACGCCTTTAGTAAATCCAGAGCCACGACCATAGCCCGGACTGAGACAGGAAACGCTTACAACAAAGGCACCGTGGTGAGGTGCAGGGAGAACGGATTTGAGAAGGTTTATGTTTTTGATGGCGACTCAGATGGCGAGTGCGCTGAAGCAGATGGTCAGATATGGAGCGTGGATTATGCGGATGAGCATTTACTACAGCATCCGAATTGCGTTAGGGTATTCTCTCCCTATGTAGGAGACGAGGAGGTGGATAGAGAGTGAACGATGTATTGATTTATGCGCCATTGACCAAGATTGAAACTACATCAGATGGTGGGCGAGAAGTTTCTGGATTTGCAACACTTGAAAAGGCTGACAAGTCGGGAGAAATTGCGGATTATGATTCTACATTGAAAGCTTTTCAAGTCTGGTCCGATGAAATATCAAAAGCCAGCGGTGGTAAGTCATTGGGTAACCTTCGCGAAATGCATCAACCTAAAGCGGTGGGGAAGGTTGTTGACTGGTTCCCCTCTGAGAAGGTTGAAAAGGCAGATGACGGCAGCGATTTAACTGTTAAAGGGATTTATGTAACCGTTCGCGTTCCCCCGAGTCAAGCGGACACTATCGAAAAATTAGATGAGGGCATACTCACTGGTTATTCCATCGGTGGCAAGTATGTAAAAAAGTGGATCGACTCTACCTTGGGAAAAATGCGGTATACGCCGCGGTTAAGTGAGTTGAGCCTGGTTGATAACGCAAATGTGCCAGGTACTTCCTATGATCTAGTGAAAGGAGATTTAATTGTCATGGATGAACCATTAAAAAAATTTACTCCACCCGGAAGTTTCGAGGACATCAGAAATAAGATCAGTGACGCGCTTGAGGCCAAGCTAAAAGCGCCTGGTCAAAATTACTGGAATGGTAGCTTGTGTGGAACTTATCCTGACAAGGTCATTATCCGGGACTGGAACACAGAAAAATATTATGAGCTGTCATGGAGTGACGACGATAACGACGGAGATATCGACCTTGGCACTCCTGTAGAACTGGAAATTAGCATGGTCCCCAAGGAGGTCCAGAAGTTTGTCGAAGATGAACTCGTCAGGCGAAATAAAGAACCGGAGGTTAAGGATTTGACTAAAGCAGATGGTGTAACCGAACCCGAAGTTGGGAAGGAAAAACCCGAAGAAAACACATTACTCAAGGCGCTGCTTGAGGCAAAGCAATCCGGCGCATTAAGTAAAATATTGGAAGAGTTAAAGAAAATGGACGCACCTGTCGAACCGCCAGTAGCACCCGTTGAGGACTCACTAGCCAAATCGGAACCACCTGCAACCGAACCTAATCCGATTCCTCCCTCAACCGACGACTTAACCAAGTTATCAGGCACCGACGACCTCGCCAAATACAATGTGGCCGTTTCTGGCGCACGCATGGCACACATGGAACACGCACGTAGGCATATTCAAGCTGCCATGACGGGCGGTACGTATGGGCCGGAAGATCATGTTGCGGTTGAGGGCGCGGCAATTTCCGATAACTCAGGCGCAGAAAGCGAAGTCGTGGCGAAACTCATTGGTTCCAGTCTTCAACAGATGGCTGGATTTTCTTTTGAGGAAAACCTAACTAAGTTTGACCTTGCCAAAGCTGCCGAAATAGCGAAGCTTGGTACATCTATCGGCGAGGCACTGGATCTGCTCAAAGGCTATGACGCGCGCCTTAAAACCATCGAAACGCAGCCCGCTAGTATGCAACCACCTATGCTAAACGGCCTGTCACCAATGTTTAAATTCCAAGGTCAAGGTCAACCAGGTGAAGAGCCGGATGCAGCGCAATCGCGCCAATACCTAGAGGATTTAGCCAAAAATGACGCCATCCCATTGTCCATGCGTCAAAAAATCGGGTTAGACCTAGCAAAGATGGACTCTCCATTTTCATCCCGATAAAAATTATTTAAGGGGGGAATTATTAGTGCAAATGTCAAAAGATTTACTCAGCGCCATTACTGCAGAAACCCTAAACATGTTCAGTGCTGGTGCGGACTTGGCTAAAGACGCCACAACCACAGGTTATACTACAGGCACCGGATTAACAGGTTATTCACTCAAAAAGCCCGCCGTTCAGATCGTTCCTTTTCTTTCTGGATTCCGGCAGCGCCTCGGACGCGTCGATGCCGCACAAGGTTCTAAGCGTGCAAACTGGCGTGCAGTAACTAAGGTTAACGCCGGAAGCGTAGCACCTTCAGCAGCCTTTGGTAGCGCCGGAACTGTCCTGCAAACCTCCGAGCAGGACTTTTCGGCGGCATACAAACTCCTAACATTCGGTGATACCGTATTCAAGGATGCCGAGACCTTTGCAAAAGGCTTCGACAGTATCCGTGCTCGTTCGTCAACAAATACGCTTCTGAAACTTATGGAAGCTGAGGACATTATGCTACTTGGCGGTCAATCTTTCGCCCTAGCCCAACCTTCTGCACCGACACTTGTTCCTGCCACTACGGGCGGCACTATCGGAGCAGTAAATGTTGGCGTAGCTGTCGCAGCCAGAACATTGGAGGGCTACTACTATAACAATGGCACAACTCCTTTCCAAACTGCCGCAAGTACCCCCGCCACCACCGGATCACTCACAGGGACCACGAATAAGATTGTGGCAAGCATGAGCGCGGCCATTCCTGGCGCTGTCGTTTACGATTGGTATGTTGGCTCCGCCGGGGGAACGCTTTACTACTACACTAGCACCACAACTACCGTAGTAACAATTACCTCCGTACCTACTGTAGCCCAAACCCCTAACTATACCGTAACCCCGCTTATGCTCGCCCCCGCCTTAACCGCTCCTGCCTCAGATACCTCCGGGGATGTAAACTCTCCTGACGGATTCATTGCTACGCTGACCGGGAATTTCCAGGCGAACAGCGGCGGCGTATTGGTGCCCTCGGGCACAGGTAACGCAACAGGAGCCACTATCATCGACAACAAGGGCAACGGCCTGACCGGAATCAATGGCACTTGCGCCGAGATCGACGCCCTACTCTTCCAGCTCTGGTGGAATGCTCGTATTAGCCCGTCCGTCATAATGTTAAACGCTATCGACCATGCAAACGTGTCGAATAAAATTATCAATTCCGGTGGAGCATATACCATCTTTCGTCCTGACCAACTCAGCGAACGCCAAAAAGCCATCGGCGGCTCATTTGTGGCGACCTACATGAACAAGGCTGTAAATGGTCAGCCAATCGCGCTGGACTCCCAACCCTGGATGGTACAGGGCACAATTGCGGCTATGTCCGAGCGTGTTCCTTATCCGAATTCCGACATTAACGAAGTCTGCGAAGTTGAAACCTTGGAAGACTACAACCATTACGAATACGGAGTTTCCAGGGGTACCGGAACAACCGGAGGACCTCGCTATGATTATGACGTCCGCTGCAACGAAGCGTTCAAGAATTACGCTCCGGTAGCTCACGGCATTCTGCAGAACGTAGCGAATGCTTAATCTAAAACGAGGGAGGGCAACGCAATATGTTAATTTATACCAGTATTAAAAACGCTAGTCACCTGGTCCACAACGGCCGGGTGATTCCTTTTACGAAGCAAATTGCCAACGTGCCCTTCGATGTGCAAAAAGATTTAGTAGGACTGCCGCACGTCGAAGAGTTTACAGGTCAGACCGATTTGCCTCCGGAATTTAACGATTATGCCGAGGGTAAAGTCGGGGATCCGGTCATGGAAGACTTTGCTTCGACTGACGAAGTGGCTCGGGCACAAAAGAAAAAGTAGATATTCATCCCTTTTAGGGGGTTAAATTATGAATTACACAAATGAAGCAATGATGACTGCAGCACTCAACCTGCAGTCCGATTGCACACTGGTATCGAATGTCGAGAGCGGAACGAATGTCCTGCAAGTACCTACAGGTATTTTTTATCGAGGACAAACTTTGGCAATCGATTACTACGCACCGGATATTCGCGAAGTGGCTACAGTATTAGGGTATGACGGAGTTAATATCACGTTGGCATCCAATCTAACTAACTCTCACTCACTAGGTACGCCAATAAAAGAAGTCACATCAATGACCGATGTTGTTCCTGCCGCAAGTCGCATATGGGATGATCTTACGTTTTATCGCAACACCTTTGATTTGACAACAGTCACAGAAACACTAAAGGGATACATTGACACGGATGGATTACTTTATGTAGCGGTCACTAAACCAATTATCCAGAGCGTTTCAGCCTTAAGTTTTATTGTTCTCCCCGGCGACACGCCAACAATTGTAGGGCTAACGGCTATAGATTTTGACGGTTACACCATTCGGGGGAATGTTGGTTTTCCACAGCAAAAAATTACAGCCACAGTTACTTACTCCGGAGGATTTGACCCAATCCCTGCCGACATCCAACGCGCAACAACAGTTCTAGCTTGTCGGCTGTGGAAAGAGAAAGACAGCGGCTTTAGTGATGTTATCGGAAACAGCGAACTTGGCATCCTGCAATACAAGAAGGGTATACCGAGCGGCATAGAGGCAGTCGTGAAGCATTACAAGCGGTGGGTACCATGAGTAGTATAACGGTCATCTTGCCCTCGTTAGGCGCTATATCCAGCGAGATTGATACCGTTATACGCGGTGCAGTCATACAATCTCAGGCTGTCGTAGAAATGGGCGCTAAGTCTAATGTTCCGGTTATAACCGGGAACCTCCGGCGATCTATCGGCAGCTCTGACGTTGTAAGCATCGGGGGGAACTGGCAAGGAACGGTCGGAGTGCGATTATCTCAAGCCAAGTACGGCGAAATGGTCGAAGATGGAACCGGAGAGTATAACGGACGCAGCGCATGGACCATAAAACCAAAAAATGGCAAGATGTTGGCATTCCCAAAACCCTCGGGATGGACCGGACCAGTCGCTAAAGATGGTCACGCACTAGCCAGAATGGTAACGGTAAAAGGACAAAAAGGGCAAAAATATTTAGCTCGTAGCGCACAAGATAATCGCGCAAGGGTCGAGCAGATATTCCGCACTGCAGTACAAGGGGTGATAACGCCATGAGTCTTGATAGTGTAATAGCCGGGGCTGTAGCAGTACAGGGAACTATGCAAGGGGTAACTACTTACCCAGACGCTCCTGAAGCCATCAATGACCGCCTTCCAGCTTTTGTTACATACCCACATGAGGGGGAGCTAGAATGGCCCCGTAAGCCAAGCCAACGAAAAATAACCCATAATATCATGATGGATTTTCTTGTTTCTCGTGCGGGCGACTTAGCGGGAGCGGATAAATTGCTCAAGCCCTTTGTGACGCGGATTATGGACCTATTTGAGCAGAACTTGGCGCTGCAGGGAACATGCCTTAATTCTGGTATTGTCCATTACCAGTACGGAAAAATAGAGTATGCAGGGATTATGTACTTGGGAATCAGATTTACATTGAGAGCTATTGAGCTTAATCAAGTTACTTACAAGGGGTGAAGATATGTACACCTACGAATACACCGGAGACGAGCCAATGAACTTGCCAACACTTGGCATTCATGTCGAAAAGGGAAATATCGTCGAATCGGTAGTACCGCTGAATAGTCCGTATTTAAAAGAGACGACAGATAAAACTGAAATCGAGGCAGAAATAAAGACAGAACAAGAAAAACTGGCAGAACTCGAAGCCGAGGAGAAAGGAGTTGGTCAATAATGGTATTTTTTCCAAAAGAGCTCACTTACCTTGGAGTGGGCAAAGAGACTACCCAAGGAACTGCCGCAACTCCAACATTTTTCCCGCCGTTCAAGGATTGCAAGGTCGAGGATGATATAAACTACGTCAAAGACCAAGGGACGCGCGGGGCAATGACAAATCTCTACAATGTTATTCCTGGCGTAAAACATAGCACAATGGACACGAGCGGTGAAGTTTACCCTGACATCATCGGCCTCTACCTGCTTGCAATACTCGGAACAGATACCGTGACAGGATCGGCGACTCCATACAGTCACGCACTCACCTTGGCGCGAACCGGACAACCTCCAAGCCTGACATTCAGCCGATTTGATGGCACGAATATGCGGCAATTCGCAGGAACAATGCTCGAAGAGGTAACGCTAAAATGGGCAAACGGAGGCGACATTGAATACTCGGTCAAGGGTCAAGGATACCCCTCGGCAGTGGCAACAACTGTTACGCCGACGACTACAACAACCATTCCCCTGCAAGGGTGGCAAGCCTCAGTGACGTTAGGCGGCACTGCAAATATTAATATGGTTGGATTTGATTTATCACTTAAGCGCAAACTTTACGTCCAGTATGCCGCGAATAACACGCAGAAGCCGACTGCAATAGTAGCGCTTGGGCTTGAGGTGACAGGCAAGGCGACATTTGATAAGGCTGACGATACGGAATTATCGGATTTCCTATCGAATACGCAACCTGCGTTGTCGATCGTCCTTACTCAGCCTGTTACAAATTATGTGTTAACTTTGCAAATGAGCAAATGTGCGTTTATTAAAGATCCGGTCACGACTAAAGAGGTTGTGCAGGGTGATGTGGAATTTTCTGCCATAGATAACTCCACAGATGGAGGACCTATTAAAATTACGCTCGCTAATTCCGTAGCGACTTACTAAGGAGGATTACCATGGGATATATTCAAAAATCAAAGATTCATCTTGACCTTTCCGAATTCGGGGATAACAACGGAGCGCCATTTTTCGCAGATATTAAAAATCCCAAAATGTTTTCATTCGAGGAAACGGCCCCTTTCGCGGCGGCGTCAAAAATTAAAGATGAAGCAGAACGGATTAAGCAGATGGGCATTCTTGGCGTCTCCCTGATTACAGAATGGAACTTACTTGATAAGGATACTGAAGCACCTCTGCCTTGCAATGATGTATCCTCCCTCGAACGAATCCCTGCACTCATGGCAGCGAAAATCATAAATACACTTAGGCCACAGGGGGATCAGTCCTCAAAAAACTTATTACCGCAGTTGGACAAATCCTCCGTGGGCGACCAGCTGCAAAAGGAATTGATTTTACCGAATGGAACATCTACCGACTGTGCAAGCTCTGGGGATGTACCCCCTCCCAAGTCAGACGAGAACTAGCAACAGACGTTGAATTGGGGATGCAGTTTATGAACGCCGAAATCGAGGCAGAAAACGCAAAAAGGCCAAGGAGGTAGAACATGGCAGATGATTTAAATATGCAAGTAGTAATTTCCGCAGAAAACAGCACATCTGAAGGATTCAACGCGGTCGATGATGCCATGAGTGCCTTCCGGGGTTTAATTGATAGTGTTTCCGCTGCTTTTGAAGCGTTTACGTCGAGTGTCAATTCAGGAGCCTCTGCAATGGCTTCTGCCATCGACGAGATAACTGCACCGATTGAAAATACATCAAGCGAGCTATCTTCCGCATTTGAAGGTTCAGCCCAAGCGGTAGAAGAACAGATATCGCAGATCAGCGGAGGTTTTGCAGGTATAACCGAGGCGGCGCAATCCTCAGCGGAGGCAATGGCGGCGGCATATGAAAGCGGGGCGAGTGCGAGCGAGAAGGCCGTAAGCCAGATAAGACCACCTTCGGTAGCAGGGGCAGGAGTCAGTGGGCAGAGTAGCACAGGTGGAGCTGGGGGCGACTCTGGCGAAGAAGAGGAATCGAGCAACAGCAATTCTGGCGGCTCCGGCGAAGAAGAAGAACAAAGCCCCTCTCCTGGCGGCGGTGGCGGAACCATGGGCAGCATGGGCCTAACTATGGCTGGCGGCATGATCGAACAAGCTATAAGGCCTGTCAAAGATGCTTTGTCCAGCGCCATTGACTCCTATGCTCAGTTCGACCAGTCAATGAGAATGGTTAACACCGAAGCTAAGTTATCCCAAGATGGATTCAAAGGACTATCTGACAGCGTACTTGACCTAAGTAATCAAACGGGACTGAGCGCGGATGACCTGTCAAAAGGTCTGTATAATGTCATGGCGCGAGGCGGGATAGATGCACAACAGGGGATGGTTTACCTCAAGTCGGCAGCGGACGGAGCAAAGGCTGGAATGTCAGACCTTAATACTACCACTACAGCCCTTAACTCGGTCATGGGGGCGTATGGTATGTCGGCGGATCAGGCAAATCATATAATGGATGTCATGTTTACGAGCGTAAATAATGGACAAGAACACTTCACTGATTTGGCGAAATCAGTCGGCGCATCCGCTACAAGCGCGGCAACAGCCGGGGTAAGTTATGAGGAGTTAGCGGCGGCTCAAGCAACCTTAACAAATGTTGGCAAGGACGCACAAGTAGCTTCACAGGGGCTTAATGCCATGATAACGGGTATGATGGCTCCTTCGGCAGGAGCGACAAAAGAGGCTAATAGTCTCGGAATTGAGTGGGATGCCGCCGCACTCAAGGCACACGGATTATCATACATGATAAACGAGGCAATGACGGCGACAGGTGGGAATACTGATAAACTCAAAGAGTTGATCCCAAACCAAAGAGCCTTTACCGCAGAGCTGGCACTAGGCGGCAAGGCAAGCGAGCAATACAAGCAAACATTAGACCAAATGAAAAATTCCTCAGGAGCAACGGCTGCAGCCCTGGCGCAAGTCAACCAAGGTGCAGGAACCTCAATTGCCGACCTAAAAACTCAACTAACTAATGCCGGGATAGAATTAGGTGAATCACTAGCCCCAGGACTTGCGGTAGTTGCGAATGCAATCGAAGATTTAATCCATTGGTTTGACGCACTAAGTCCCAGCACAAAAGAATTTATCGGCACGTTCGCAGGGATGTTAGTTGTCGTAGGCAGCATAGTTGCCCCAATACTTATGTTTGTGGGAACACTAGGCATGTTAGCTGCAGGCCTAGGTGTAGCACTTGGCCCAATTCTGGGGATCGTCGCCGCAATCATCGGTTTTATCGCCTTGGCTGCATTGGTAGTAACCCATTGGAACGAAGTAACAGATTTTTTTAAAAAGTGGGGCGTCGATATTCTCGCGGCAATGTTCCCGGTATTTGCAATACCAATATTACTCTCGCAACATTGGGGACAAGCTGTTCAAATTGCAGAGCAGACATGGGGAAAAGTTACGGATTTCTTTAAAAAATGGGGAACTGATGCAGAAAACTCCTTGTCTTCGACAGGAAAAAGCATCGTCAATACACTTTCTGGGGCATGGGACGACATTAAATCAGGAGCATCTAGCGCATGGGATGGTATTGGTAGTGACCTATCGGGTGCATGGAGTGACATAAAAACCAAATCCTCCACAGCATGGACCGACATACAAACCGGAGTCGTTGATTCGTTCGAGTGGATGTACAATCATAACTATTATTTTAAAGACTTAGTGGATTACGTAGGCAAGGAATGGGACGCAGCAAAGCAGGACGCAACCGAAAAATGGAATGATATTACTTCATGGCTTGGCACTAAGTGGAATGAGATCGAAACGGACGCGGAGAACATATGGGGTAGTATAACAACGTTTTTTTCTAATACATGGGCCGGAATAACAAGTGATGCCCAGGCGGGGTGGAATGCATTCGCTACGCTTGTAGAGAGCCTGTGGAACGATGTTGTAAATGATGCCGAATCCGTATTTAATCCAATCGAAAACTTTTTTAGCAATCTATGGAACTCAGTATCGAATGACGCGAGCACAGCGTGGACGGACTTCAAGACAACCGTTTCAACCCTTGCTCAAGATGCCTATAACGGTGTGACGGGAATTTTTGACGGTTTTGAAAATTACTTCGGTAATCTGGCGCAAGGTGCCTATAACTGGGGTGCTAATCTAATCCATATGATCGCTAACGGAATCTCCGATGCCGCAAGTGATGTAGAGAATGCCGTAAGTAATATCGCTGGCGATATAGCGTCATTCTTGGGTTTCCACTCCCCCGCAGAGCAAGGCCCTGGTGCAGATGCCGACACATGGGCACCAAACCTCATAAAAATGTTTGCAAGTGGTCTTACGAACGGCGCTGGCACAATAACGGCAGCATCAAACAGCCTCATGCAATCATTTCGAACATCTATGACAGCAGCCCCTGTAATGTCAACGGTTATGACAGGAAGCTATGCAGTGGGTGGGACCAGCTCGACCAACACACAAAATAACGACCTGCTACAAGCCATATCCAACCTCACAACTGCGATAACAAAAATCACAACAGGCAGCACAAGCCAAGGACAAAACGTTAATATCAAGAACACTAATTACGCTACAGTGAGAAATGATAACGACCTACAGCAGCTGCAGAGGTCAATGTACAATTCCAGCGCGAACGTAAATAGGGCATTGGGGATAAGGGGGTAACGTAGTGGTAATTGCTGCCGCACTGAGCGCGCTAGGGTATGGAGTGGAGTCCTCATGGGGCAACGCCGCCGCTCCCTCGGCATGGATACCATTTACGGCGTTAACAACAAAAGACAATATCACTTTCAAAAAAGTTAAAATAGACAATCTTGGCACTAAAGATGTTGTCAGTATGCCGATTTACGGCGAAGGAAGCGTAAATGTATCACACTTCGCCACGCCGGATAATGTAAAAATTGAACTAGGCGCTATCTTCGGAGCTCCGAGTGTAAGTGGTGGCGTCAGTAATTTTACAATCCAGCCAACTCCGCAAAGCGCGACGATAACCGAATGGGATGGGATTGGAGCGAGAGCATTCTCAGGGGCCTTACTGAGTAGTTATGTCCTTGAGTGGAACGCCCAAGCTCCTGTCACAGCTACCGCACAGTGGGTAAGCCAATTAGCTCAGACATCAACCTCGACAGGAGCAATACCGCCAATCACTGCACCAATCATGGGGTACTCGGCATTAATAAGTATAAATGGAACAACGGTAGGTGTTGCAGAATCCGGCAAATGGTCATTTAAACGTAAATTAAAAGTTATGCACGTCGATAATTACATGGATGTCGCGAGTTTTGTCCTTGGGGAACTGGAAATAACAGCAGAAATAATAATGACCGTGCAAAACGAGAGCGATTGGGCACAAATGGCAAGTAACACGGCTGGAAATGTGACAATGACGTTTGGTTGGTTGGAAATAATAGCGTCGAACGCAACATGGGAAACGGTTGAAGTAGACAGATCGACAGGTGTTGTAAGAGAAAAGTTAACGCTTGTAGCGGTCTATAACAATACAGATAGCGGTTCTTGTCAGATCAACGTTACGGGATAATCAGTCGATAAATTTTACCGCTGTTCCGTAAGCACTTTGGCTCATAGGCCCTCCAGCTATCCTCTGGACGGTTATAGTTATTTGAGCGCGAAAACCTACTATTGCATTGGCATTAACTTGCCTAGCCTCGGCTATCAGCCTTTGGGCAACTTTAGAAAAGTTTGTTTCCCCAGAGCCTCCTGATACATCCGCGGTGACTAGTCCGATTACCTCGAATTTTCTACCCGGTATTTCCTCCGTGGTTACAATTAACATATTGTCGATATAGGTTTCTTTTTTCTTTCCGAACATACTTATTCCTCCTCTTTTTACGAACTATGATATAATGTAATATGTGGGAGCGCAAGGAGTCATGACCTTGTTAAAACGGTTTTCCTGACCGGCTCCCACTTTGAAAGCAGGAAAAATACGAAGGAGGTATTTATTTTTATGGGCAGGAAGATGATTGATTTAACGGGGCAGAAATTTGGTAAATTGACTGTCCTAGGGCTAGATAGAATGGAAAAAAGATCGTACTGGAAATGTATCTGCGATTGCGGTACTGAAAAAATAGTACCTGTGCATCGACTTAAAAATGGGGAAACCAAAAGCTGTGGTTGTCTACATGTAACTGCTGACCTAACTGGGCGCAGGTTTGGGAGCTGGACTGTTTTAGGATTTAGCGTATATATGAAGGGGCAGAATTATTGGAAGTGCACATGTGATTGCGGTAATGAGGCAGTAGTTAGAGCGAGCAACTTAAAAGATGGGTCCAGTACTGCATGCGCGAGTCACAATATAACCGGAAAAACGTTCGGCTACTTAACAGTTCTTAGGAAATCTAATAAAAAGACACCTAGAGGTACTTACTGGGTGTGCGAGTGCATATGCGGGAACAATACAACAGTAAGAACGACGCATTTAACGGACGGTCACACGAGAAGTGGTGGTTGCTTACACAACAAAGAAAATTATGTTGATGGCACGTGTATCCCGCTAATCAGAAGTAAGAAGATATGGGGAAGTAACTCAAGCGGAGTCAGGGGGGTGTGTTGGGTCAGGAGAGATAAAAGCTGGGATGCACGTATTTGGTTTAAGGGAAAGTGTTATCACTTAGGGCAACATAAAAACATAAAGGACGCCGCTTCAATCCGCAAGCAGGCAGAAGAAAGACTCTTCGGCGAGTTCCTAGAGTGGTACGATGGGAAATTTCCTAAGAAGCCTTTAATTAAAGATGTCGTCATGCAGTAAACACCTTCGGGTGTTTTTCTTTTGCCCATTTTACACCAGAAGGAGGAAAACACACTGTGACATTACCAGGCTTTACTATAGGAGGAATACACACTGACACCTTCGGCATTTACTTAGCCTCAAAAAACATCGACCTCTTGCCGCAGTCCAGGGACATCCAGCAAACCATCTATGGCAGATCGGGCGTACTTGATTACGCGACAGAGCATGACGTAAGAATGATTAACCTTAATCTTGCTGTAATTGGCTCAAGCCGTGCAGACGCTATAACAAAAATGCGAGCCTTTGCAGCGCAGATTAATCCGGCAAACGGATACCAGCAACTTATCTTTGATGACGATCCAGGCTATTATTACTTGGCGAAATATACTAGCGCGACTAATCAACCATCCATCGAATACGCGTTGACCTCCGGCGAATTCCCGATGGATTTTAAAACAACCGACCCGTTTATTTACTCCACCACTCCGAAATCAGTAAGCGTTACTAACGGGCAACACATAACGAATAACGGCTCTACGAGCTGCCCCGTGGTAATGACCATAACGGGGACGGGCAGCACGATTATAGGCATCAACGGAACAACCGTCACTTATAGTGGCACATCGGGAACAATCGTAATAGACACGGGCAATATGACCGTAACGCTAAACGGAGTTAATGCCATGAGCGCATGGAGTGGAGATTTTCCGCAGCTTTCGTCTGGCGATAACTTAATCACTGTAACATCCGGCTCAGTTACATTTGCCTATACCGAGAGGTGGGTGTGATGCTTAATTATCCCATCGTACTAGATGGCTCAGGGAATATCTTGGCCGTACTCCATCAGGCCTTTAATATCATTATCGAGGATCAATTAATCACGGCCTCAAACGGCTCCGACACACTCACCTTTTCTATGCCCCTAAACGACCCAAAGCTTGCACTTTTTACCTCTGAAGATCGGATACAAATCGCAGATAGCAATGTTAGCGGAGGCAACCGGACATACGTTGTCCGACTCATGCTCGACGGGTGGGACAGTACCGGAACAATACCACAGAAAAATATAACATGCGAGGCGACATGGTACGACCTAGAATTACAACCTCCGATACAGCCGTTTACATTGACAGGAACAACCGCAACAGTGGCATTAACTCAATTATTAACGGATACAGGGTTTTCTATCGGCGTGGTATCCGTAACGGCGGTACGAGATTTTACCTTGCAGTCAATGTCAAATCCACTAGCGGCAGTGCGAAGCGTTCCAGCGGTTTTCGGGGGGCAACTTGAGTTTATCGGTGCAGAGGTAAATCTCCTAAACACGACAGATGCGCAGTCAAACAGTGGATTAAGTTTTATGTACGGTAGCAATATGAGCGGCATCACGCGAACGATCGACACTCGGAATCTGATAACAAGGGCATATCTTGTTGGGGCTAATAACCTTGTGCCAACCCCTGCATACATCGAAAATTACCAATGGTACGCCTTGATCGGCAAACCTGACGTTGTGAAATCACAGATACTCACAAACTCGCAAATAACCAATTTAACAGATTTAGGAAATTGGGGAGCAGAACAACTAAATATCCTGTCAATGCCCGTTATTACCTACGATGTTAAGGGTGTAATTAGTCAAAATACTACCACGCCAGACCTTGGAGGTCTTGTCCTGGTCCATGACACGCAATTGGGGATAACGCTTAACCTTTCAATCGCCAAGCGAACCTACGACATTCTGCAGCCTTGGAATACAACATTTCAACTCAATACCCCATTGCAGACATTAAACGACACAATGGCATCACTTGCGCTGCAATCCAATCAAGCGAATCAATCGGTCGCAGGAGCAGTTAAAACAGGAGTGCCAACATCGGGCGTACAGCTCATCGGCCCCACGACAGACATACTTTATGTTGGCACGCATCATGGGGCCATCGATACCAATGTTAATATCGGCACAGGCGGCGTAAATCAAGCAGCGATGAGAATAAAACCGGGGAGTATGAGCGGTACAGGTGACGCCTATATCCAATCCGTTGAAGATGGTTCGGTTTATTTTTACAATGAGACAGGTACGGTGTTTGCGTATATTCATCCTGACGGTACAACAAATTTACATTCCTCGGGTGAAGGAGGTGGTGTCACCATAATCAAGAAAAATCTCTCCAATCACTGCAACTTTAAGAAATTGCCTCTCTATAGGCACACGCTCACACTTATCTAGGAGAGGAGGAATATTATGGCGGTTACATCCACATTAATAACATCAACCGCTACAGGCACTTATGGAGTCGGCAATGATCTGGCCGGACAAGCTTCAGCCGCGCTGATAGCCACGGGGATGGTTACGCAAGTATCGGATAATACCGCAACGGCAGGAACTACCTCTGCTCGAACTATTGTGTTAAAGGTTGAGAGTAGTCTTCATTATTTACAATTGGTTGGCGTCTCAAGTGGATCTTTTAACACAAATATTCTAAAGGTTGATGGTGTTACAGCTTTAGCGAGCGGTATTATGTCGGCGGCAAATAATGTTACTATCAGAATCCTGCATGGCACCCATTCTTTGTGCCTCGCCGCAAATACGACCACCTGCACCTATTACTATGCGCTTGGAGATGACGAGAATTGGTATGCCATTAGCGGTTCTGTAGCATACGGCCCTTCATCCGATTCAGCTATATCCCTAGCTGTTTTTAGCGTTTCCAATATTCGCGACTCAAGCAACAATAGCCCAATGATGCAAGCAATTGTCTATACTGGAGTAACTTGGGTGTGTACATTGGTTTCGGTCTTGGGCATCCAAGATAGCGCTTACACTAATGGCAGCTTTTATAGCGACGGAACAAACAATTATATGCAGATTAGCTCTACCACGCAGATCTCGGACAACTAACCTCCCGCAAGCCCCCAACGGGCTTATTTTTACGCCCCAAAATGAGGTGAAAAATACTTAATACCCCTCCATCTAACCCTTCGAAAGGAGGATCACATGTCAAACACTCTACCGATCTACCGAGGTAATACCCTATCCATCCCTATGACGGCTACTGACCCCACGGGAACACCGATTAACTTCACTGGCGCAGCAATCGAATTCAACCTCGACTTTCCGATACCCATAACCCAAGCGACGACAGGTGTAACTATCGACACATCCACGCTCGGCAGCATTAATGTAACTGTGGATGAATCCCTGACCTTTGTTCCTCCGCGAACTTATCCTTGCTCCCTAACGGTGACATTTCCGAGTGGTCCAAGGTTGACATACTATGCTATCGGCGTATTAGTAATGGCGGTGGCATGATGAGTAATAACGTCACAATCACTAATGTTATTACATCCGTCAACATCGTCAACGGAGTAGTGCAAGTCGTCACCATAGCGGCACAGGGACCTCCGGGAACGCAAGGCATCCAAGGACCACCTGGACCAGGTGGAGGAGGAGCGTCCTCGGTAATCGAAACAGCCAACTCGAATCTCAGCGGTGGTAAAGTCGTGCAGATCGTCGGAAGTGATCTTGTGGACTACGCCGACAAAGACAGTCCGAGTGTAGGTAACGTGTTGGGAATAACTCTTAACGCTGCTCTTCAAGGCGATTCTGTCAGCGTACAGATGGTTGGTGAAATTACAGAGCCCACGTGGTCATGGACGCTTGGCAGTCCTATTTTTTTGGGTAATACAGGGCAAATGACGCAAGTTGTGCCAACGAGCGGATATCTCATGCAGGTGGCAGTCCCGGTTAGTGCGACAAAGGTCAATGTGGCGATATTGCCAGCGATATTATTAGCATAGGAGGAATTTAACAATGGCAGGAAATAAATATTTAACATCAGCTAACGGGGTGCTGACTCAGGTAGCGGCAACTCAAACCTCGTCAGGGTCGGCAAATGCAGGTCAGATTCCGGCGTTGACAGCGGCGGGGCTACTCGATATATCGCTAATGCCTGTCGGTATTGGCGCAGAAGCGGACACTATTGTCGCATCTGAAACCATTGCAGCCGGAGCCTTTGTAAACATTTGGAGCAACGCAGGGGTAATAAGTGTTAGGAATGCAGACGCTACAGCCTCGAAGCCAGCGCATGGATTTGTTTTAGCGGCAGTATCTTCGGCGGCAAATGCTACGGTGTATCGCGTTGGGCAATTAAACAACTCGCTGACAGGTCTAACGATTGGTGTAAATTATTTTTTAGGTGCGGTTGGGGCCGTGACATCTACGGTGCCAACAGGGACGGGGACTATATCGCAGATTTTAGGCGTGCCGATTTCGACTACTTCTATGGCGTTTGAGCCTCAACCCCCAATCACTCTGGCTTAGGTGGTTTGTTATGGCAGGTAAAAATCCTATCGTTTTGTACAACGGCATATACGAGGAGATACAGGTGGGGGATGTGATAAACCCCGTCTATCTCTCGCCCTGCAACGTCCTCCAACAAGCCGTAATTAACGGCAATTTTGCAATAAATCAGCTAGTCGTATCAGGCACAGTAACCCTAGCAGCAGGGGCATACGGACATGATATGTGGAAAGCTGGCGCAAGTGGATGTATTTATACTTTCGCTACTACTGCGAATATCACAACGATAACAATTACGTCTGGAACATTACAGCAAATTATCGAAGGGATAAACCTTTACACAGGCACTTATGCCCTTTCGTGGACTGGAACATCCCAAGGCAGGATAAACTCAGGTAGTTACAGTGCAAGCGGAATCACAGGAGCCATCACCGGTGGCACAAATGCAACGGTAGAATTTGGTACAGGAACACTTAGTAAGGTTAATTTTAACTTTGGAACCATTGCGTTGCCTTTTCAGGCAAAAAGTTTTACGGAAGATCGTAATGCTTGTTTGCGATATTTTGAAACAAGTTATGATTATGGAATTACGCCTGGATCAGCCAGTTCACTCGGAGCAGTTTATAGCACCAGTGGTGCCACGGGGGTTCTGCAGGGATTTCGCTTCAGAGTCGAAAAGCGCACAGATGCATTAGTTACCATATATTCGCCCAGCGGAACTAAGGGGGATATATGGGGATCAACTGATAGTAATGTTGGTGCTAGTATCAGCGTAGGGAATCCTGGCACATGTGGGGTTAGGTATTTAGCTGGGTCTAACATTACCACAGGTTATCCCTATACTTTCCATTATACTTCTGACGCAAGATTATAGGAGGTGAATAAGATTATGTATAAATGGTATATACGATTAGATGCAAACAATAACATTATCTATGGTTTTTCGGATGCCTTTGAGCAACCATTATCAACTGATATTTGCATTAACGAGAGCGCAGATAGGCAATTTGAGTTGCTAGGGGTTGTGAATCCTCAATTATCAACGATGAACGGGCTTTACTTTTATCAGTATATTAGTGGAAATGTGGTTTATAATGCGAATCCAGTGCCGACATTGGCGGTGGTTCAGCAAGCAAAGATAGCGCAAATTAACTCGGCATATGCTTCCGCGCTCGACACAAAATTTACCTCAAATGCAACAGGAGCAATCTTGACCTACGACTACAGCGAGGCAAGCCAAATGTCCTTTGCCAAATTAGCAATCGACATAATATCAGGCATGGGTACTTATCCGGTTGATATCATGCTATCGGATGGCTTGACGTATGCTCCGCACACACAAGCGCAATGTCAATTAGTACTGGAAAGCATAGGCGCATTCGAGGGTCCGATAAGGGCCAAGAAAGAAGCGTTTCTTAAGGCAGTTGCTGCCGCTACTACGGTTGATCAGGTTAATGCCATAACGATACAGTTTTAAACGCCAGTAGGCGTTATTTTATTGCCCAAAAGGAGGTTGCTATGAAAGGTAATTTTATTCTCGTCCAAGGCTCAGGACCAATATCGGAGGCCATAGCCCTAGCTGAACGCAGTGGCTTTACCCACGCTGGCATACTGACGGAAAAGGGAACCATCATCGAAGCCATGCCGCAAGGAATCCAAGAGAATCCGCTCGAATATGAACGCTATGCAATATTTGAGTTTATCAACGCTACAGACGAGCAATGTGCCGGAATAATCGAATATGCCCGAAGTTGTATAGGAGAAAAGTACGGATACGCGCAGGACATTGGATTTGCGATTAACGGTTTGCTCGAAGAAATGGGCTTTGCTCGAATACCTGGATTGCTGGCAGAAAAAAGGCACATCGTTTGTTCGGCTTTTGTTGATCTTGCAGCGCGGAGTCAGGGAATCATCGTTCGTCAAGATCGACAGCCGGGGGATGTGACGCCAGCAGGATTGAGTTTTTCGCCAGAAGTCAGATTTGTCTATGGTCATAATTTGTGGGAGTTGTAGGAGGGGGAAGGGTTGGATTTAACAACAGGAGTTTCTTTGGTTGTGGCGACCGGAGCGGTATTCGGAATTATCTTTGGCTACTGGGGTTATTCGCGTGGCCTAAAAAAAGATACCTACTCAGAAGGTGCTCTAAAAGGCGAGCAGCAAGCCGATATATCGTATATCAAGAAGCGCTCCGACGACATATTGCTCGAACAAAAGGACACGAATCGAAAACTCGAAGGGCACTCTGCCCAACTCACCGATCACGCTGTGAAGATAGCCAAGGTAACGGAGGTAGCGGCATCAGCGCATAAGCGATTAGATTCGCTGGAAAGAGGTGTCAGGGGTGATTGAAGCGCATGAAATCAGGCGAACCCTACACGAGATCATCGTTGATCCGTCCCATGTTAATCGTGCCGAAACTCCTGAATTCAGACAGTCCAAGAAACGTCTTCGAGAGGATGGCCATTACAAATGCTGGACCTGCGGAACCGAGGAAGAAATTCAAATTCACCACAGGGCTACAGAATGGATGTTTGCGAACGATGTTGATTTTAGTTTGATGAAAGAGTATTGCGAGGAAAATGATACTTATGGCTATGGGCGACTGTTAAAGGCCAAGCCAATCACATCCGTGGATGATATTCGCAATTGCCAAGCCCTTTGCCGAAAACACCACATTGAAAAGTATACTGGCATCCACGAGCTAACTTATCCTGCTTGGCTTATGCAAAAATTGGCAAAGGTAGGCTGCGATCCGGTGCCGCAGAATGAGGAGGAGGCAAAGGCTATTGAGGGCTAAAACTTTTAATTATGTAACAAGCTCGGCATCCTGGATAGCTACCCTAGTTTTCGTAGAGTTGTTGGATAAAAGCTCTACCTTGCCGCCCATTGCTTCTGCTACAGGTGCAATTTGTGGGCTTATTGCTTCGGCGTATCTAACGTATGACGGATATTTAAGAGAGGTGAAATCCAGTGAACAAGATCAGTGATCGAACAATGGATATCATTGCCGATTCCCTATCAACTAAAACTTGCTTTGTGATCTTTTGTATCATTGCATTTTTGCCGCTATTTTTCCAAATGCCACATGATATTTTGGCGTGGCAAGCCTACTTAAGTCAGACGGTCATTCAGTTGGTGGCCCTGAGCGTACTGGCGATTGTAGCTAAAAAAGAAAGCAGGGAGCAATCCAGGATACTCCGGGAAGAGTTAGGCGACCTGAGAGAGATTATGAGAGCTCTGCATATTAAAATTGATGGGGGATACAAGAATGAAGTTAGGTAAAAAACCATATAAGCCCAACCGTAAAGACCTACTCTATCGTAACTATAGAGGCACAACCCTGCCTCCTGTCCCTGTCACATTCGGGCATCAAGCACTTGTAAAATCGTGGGGCATGCTTGGCAATGACTCTGTCGGAGACTGCGTCATAGCTGGCTCTGACCATGCCATCGAGCTATGGACTGCAGAGGGCAGTAAGCAAGCGCAATTTACAGATGCAAATGCGCTCTCAGACTACTCGGCAATAACCGGATATAATCCCTCTGATCCTAGCACAGACCAAGGCGCAGACATCCGTACAGCATTACAGTACATGCAGACAACCGGAATGATTGACGCAAACGGGGTGCGGCATAAAATCGGTGCATTCCTAGCGCTCGACCATACTGATTTCGAAGAAGTTCTTGAAGCGGCATACCTATTCGGAGACGTTAAGATTGGAATTCAGGTTCCATCCTCAGCACAGGAACAATTCAGCGCTGGACAACCATGGACGGTCGTTCCAGGCGCAACGATTGAGGGCGGTCATGACGTGGAGATTGATGGGGTTGATCCTGATTGGATTTATGTCATTACCTGGGGTGCTGTGCAAAAGATGTCGAGAGAGTTTTTCGATACTTATTGCGACGAGGCTTGGGCTATTCTCTCCGAGGAAATGCTGAATGGGCAAGGATTATCCCCTGAAGGTTTCAACCTTGCCCAACTACAAGCAGATCTCGCGGCGCTGTCAAGTATTCCCCCCGCACCGAATTACTACGTTAGGGTCGCAGGATTAACCCAAGATCAGGCGCGAGCTGTTGCTGACGAGCTAGTCAAAGACTTGGCTCCGAGTGGCGTAGGCGTGGAGGAGGGTCAAGACGCCGCGGGATATTACGTACAGGCGGCAGGGATTAGTAAGGTGCTGGCAGATACGCTTATGGACAGCATGGAAAACGAAGGATATCGGGTGGAAGTGGGTGAATCATAATGGAGACTATAGGCACTATCACGAACCAAACCAACTCAAGCAAAATTACAGACATTGTATTAAGGATGACCAGTAGGGTCGTTGGAAGAACCGTAACGATTGAAGAGGCCATGGGGCATTTAAGGGAAAAGGCAAAGAGTTTAGGTATTGATTATTTTGATGAAATACTAAATGAGCATGTAGGTGGCGTATGAGATGGAGGCTATAGATTGCTCATCAACCTTAACCCCAGCTACCGCCGCCGCACTAAAATCCTCCGACATCGTAGCGGTAGGACGTTACCTCGGATACAAGGCTCACGGCTGGGACAAATCCATGTCGCCAGCGGAACTAGCCATTATTCAAGCCGCTGGCCTGTCTGCGGTCCTCATTTGGGAATCCGATCCAACCTCAGCGGCGTACTTTGGCTATGGACAGGGCCTCTTAGATGCTCAATCTGCCATCGTCGAAGCCAATTACCTCGGAGCACCAAAAGGTACCGCGATATACTTTGTGGTGGATTTCGATGCTCAACCTGCTGATATGGCGGCTATTATCGCTTATTTCAACGGCGTTCGTGCAGGATTGGCAGGGCAATATCTAGTCGGAGCATACAGTTCCTACGCTGTCCTGCAAGCCCTACAAACCTCGGCTTATGCGCCGGATAAGTACTGGCAAACGTATGCGTGGTCTGGCGGGCAGGTATTCGAGGGCAATAGCATTTATCAGTACCAAAATAACGTGTTTTTCGAAGGGGTAAATGTGGACCGAAATACGATCGAGAATAATTCCGGTTGTTGGCCGGAGATTGGAGGGAATAGCATGTTTGCGAATTTAGTCATTTATTCGGAGGGAGCAGATGCTAGGGCTGCTCAGTATTTAGCGGATTACCTTAAGGCTCCGATTGTCGAATTAAACAACGTCACGCCTGAGTTGCTGGCTTGTGCCACGACTAAGTATAAGGTTGGCGGTCCGTCATACGCTGGCGCAACGATGGTGATGGGCGGAGATCGGTTTTCGACGATGGAAGCTGTGCTGAAGCTGGTGGGGGAGATATGAAGCAAAAACTCACCGAATCGCAACGGTCATATGTTGATAGTTGCGCCATAACGTATTTGGCCAATAAATATATCGTTCAGACTCCCATGGGATTTCATGCGGGGTCGTACAAAACGAGAGAAGAAGCTATTAGTAAGGTATTAGGTATGGCTAAGTTTCATTAAGCAACTCTTTCCCTCCCGGCAGAGGGATTGAACAAAGCAGGTCGCAATGGCCTGCTTTTCATATTGCCAAAATTTAAGGAGGAATTATCAATGGATCAACAAATTTTAAACGGTGTAGCCAGCGTAACGGGGGTATCTATTAGTGTATTTTTTGCTTTTATGATCGCTTTTGTTAAGCAACATTTCTCCGCAAAGCAACTCGCCACGGCGAAAGAACTCGCCACAGAAGCGGTCAATTTCGCCACTCAGTACGCCGAAAAGCACGGCATAACTTTAGGCACAGGCAAATACAATGCCGCACTCTCCTCGGTCAAGGAGCTTGCTAAAAAGGTAGGTATTAATCTTACGGATGCGCAATGGGAGATGCTTTTGGAAAGTGCCTATAAAAAGAGCAAGGATGAGCTTGCTCAGTTAGTTGGAAATGCTACACCTTATACCGAGGAGCAAATCGAAACTATGATTACATCTGCGGTCCAGAAGATTGCTCCCGATGCCTTGGATATCGTAAATGTTGTGCAACAACAGCTGGATAAAATGCAAGTATCGATCGTTGCCAAGCCTGTCGTTGTCCCTGTGGTGCCCGAAGAAAAGGGGCAAACTGCATAGGTAGTAGTGTTTCCGGACACTTTTATGGTATAATCATGTAGTGGATAAAGCGCGACCGAAAGCAGATAGGCGCCAGGAATTGAGGTTCGAGTCCTCCTTTGTAATTCTGCAATGGGAAAAGCTTGGCACATTGCGCCCCGCCTCACTTACGAATACAAATCCATTTTATGAGATGAGTAGCTTTTTACCTTTTGCCGAGGAGAAGCTGCTCATTTTCCGCTTAATAACAAAAGCCGCTCTTTCCTTAATTGGAGAGGGCGGCTTTTCTGCGTTTAAACCTTAATTATTAATGTTTTACTCCGGATAAACTCGCTTGCACTTAAACCGACTTTCTCGGCATTCTCTTGGATTTGTTTCCATTCGGCATCCGTGGCCTTAAAGTGCCTTGACGTTCGTTTTTCCTCGACTGGGTGGCGGCCAGATCCTTGACGCTTTCCGCCGTGGATAGGATTGTTTTGGCAGTCGCGATTATAATTTACCAGTGAGCATGTTGAGCAGTTTCCGTTGTTTTGCGCGCAATAATCTTTCACTTTATCTTCCTTGTGACCATGTATCTTTTAGGCTCCATTCCATGTAATGCATCACGGGACTTTTTAGCCTTTTACCCTGCATAGATCTTTTTACTTGCGAAAAACCTAATCTAACCTGATCTGGCTCGCGTCCAAATATTCCTGCAGCATTATTTTTGCACCATAAACGTAAATTTCGTACACGGTGTTCTTTTCCTGTTGGATCGACTAATATCCAATTTTTTGCATTAACATTTGTTTCGAAGCTGCCTGATTTTGGAGATTGTTTTGCCGCAGGAGTACCGGATTTAAGGTTTTCGGTTTGCCCCTTTGCCGATAGTTGTGATTTTGACTCGGTATTCCAACTTCTTCCCTTGGCAGTTTTGGCTCGGCGTGCCCGTTCGCTACGACATCCGGTAGAACAAGTTACTTTTTTATCGCTTGGGGAGCATTTAAACTCACTTTCGCAAATTACACAATTCCTAATCATTACCTAGCTCCGTTATAAGGCTTGCATCGAATACAACCGCGCCATCCTGAGTAGTAACTGCGTATATTTCGTTAGGCATTAAAACCATTTCGGATAACCAAGAAACTAATGCGCTATCAAAACCGTCCGCAGAGTCTACTATGTCATCCGGATTAAAGCTGTCAAAAACCTCTTCAGCGGATAATGTCATGAAATAGTCATTATCGTCGCTGGAAAACCCGTAATAATAACCGTTTTCTAGGGTTTTGCCCCAAGCGGCAATAATCTTATCCTTGAGAGAGGTTATTGGGGTTGCTAGAGAGCCGTCGAAAGCCCATTCATGCCCTAAGCCACTATAAGAATTTTCGTAGTCATCAACAAACATTGCATGGCCCCAGTCCGACATAGGGTTATTTGATTTTGTACCTCTGTAGTAAAGCATTTTTACCGCCTCGCCTTCGCCTCTTTATCTTGATATAAGTATACACCTAAATCAAGATAAGGTCAATAGGTTTTGTGTTAAAAAATGGTCCTGTTAACTTTATGGTGGTGTAAATTATTACCAGTGAATATTGAGTGCATAAAGGGGCAATATCAGCAAGCTGTTACTACCCCAAAAATGTCCTAACGGAAGTATTTTATGATGTCACTGAATGCAACTCCATGGTCTATTGGCTCACCATATTCGTAATCGTCAGATGACCGACGACTAGCGTATGAAGTCATCATGTTACTAAACCCATTCGATGCATATTTAGGCTTCTTTGGCACTTCGATTTTATGGTTAATACAATAGATTATTTTGGCTCAGGCAGGGCATATAGAGGGTTTATCCCGCATCTCGACATAAACCCTCATATCGTACTCGTTGTGCTTGAAATCGGTAACCCTGAACCCTGGTAGCTCGAACATCTTCTCGAATAGTTGGTGTTCCATCATCGCTTACTGCTCCTCTTGTGTAGTTATTCAGCAGACCTTAACTCTTCAATAAATGCTTTAATTTTGGCAAACTCATCATCAGTAACGTATATATTTTGTTTTTTGCGACCAGTTGATTTACGCCCTGCTCCTTCTCGCTTACCGCCGTGATAAAAGTTTCCACCTCCCCTAAAGGATACTTCGGTATAAGAATTAAGACCGTCTGTAAAGTCCCTTAAGGTACAGGATGGCACAACTCTTGGTGGAACAATATCGGCATCATAACCCTCGTTGGTTAACATGGCAATATGTTTCTTTGAATCAGAGACAGTAGTAAGGTCGTAAAACATTCCATCTTCGCCTATCACTTTAATAAAACACGTACCTGCCGGAACTCCATAAGGGTATCTATTTACTGGATTCATAATACAGCCCTTCTTTCTAGCTCCATGATTTTAGCTCTTCAATCATCTTGCTGGTTGTTTCTTGGCACTCTATGGTTTCTTTTAAATTGCCATTAATTGCAGTCCAGCTTACGCCACCATTATAAATAATCTTTTGCCCTTTATTTTTGTCGAGGCCATAAACAAAACCATAGTCCTTACCAATGATTAATTTATCCATTTTAGCAACACCTTTCTTAATGGATGCCCACAGTGTACGAAGAGCCAATGCCATCCGAGCGATGTAATTACCAACCATTTGTTTAGCCATTTGGTGAGCCTTAACCATCATTTCTCTTTTGTTCATTTTAACCTTCGTCATTGCGTGCAACCCCTTTCTTTATCTTGATATAAGTATACCATATTCAAAATGAATGTCAACACCCATATTCAAGATTTCAATAATTATTTTGGAGGTGAGGATATGTAAAAAGACCACCGTAAAGGCAGTCTAATTGATTGTATAAATATACGTCATTAGCTTATAAATTGTATTGTAAATTTCTTACACCACCATAAAGTTAACAGAACCTAAAAAATTAAGCCCTCTCCGCAATGGAGGGGGCTTAATTATGTTTGTGAACCTATCCAAAAAGGCTATACTGCCCATCTTCTCCAACCTTAACCTCTTTCTCGGCGCTCATCTTCGAAATAACTCTCCTCCACAACGAGCATATCCTATCATAATTCTTCCAATAATTCTTTTGCACACAATCGCCTTTCTCGCGGCAGTCCTGGTGGTAACTGCAGCATCCGAAGGATTCGGTAGAGTCGTTCATAAGCGGTCACCCTTTCTTCGATATGGCCCAAACGGCACGCTCACCCTCAGCAAGCACCCATAGCGGTAATGATATATCGGTTTGTCCGTAGTGTATCTATAGGCGAATGTGGGGGTTTTTAGCACGATGAGCGCTCCTTCCTTGGGGGAGTGGATGAGGGTCCGGATTGGACCTTACGGATCATGCATTAATTCTACCGCTAGGCGAATCAAATTTTTTCCCGTCCTGATATCCAGACGAGCGAGCAGATGTGCTTCCTGAAATAGTAACCTTGGGTGCTCTTGATTTTTTAAGATTTATGCTTTCGTACTCCTGCACTACCAGGGCATCCTTAACGAGGATCAATCCCCAGTTGCATTTATCTATTTGCTCCTTAAATTTATCCCTCAATCCTCTAATCCAACCATCCATGTAATCATTCTTAACTGCCGAATCAGGAGTATAACCACGTTGAGATTTCCAAATCTTTGCAAATTGCTTTAGCCCATATTTAATAGCGTCACAAGCAAACTCAAACGTCACCTTGGCTAGTTCTGCATCTTGCTCTAATGCTATAAAAACTATGCGAGAATTACTGCCCAATCTATTTATATAGTGGTGGCAACGAAAGTTATCGGCAATAACCTTAGCGATTTCTTTCTTCCACCATGATAGACGTTCGTAGTTAGTCCTCAGTCGAATGACGCTTTTTACTGGGGTTTCCTTGTCTTCCTGAGCGTCGACTTCGGATTGAGAAATTCCATGCTCAATCATGAGTTTTTGCGCCATAAGAAGGCAGGATTGAGACTCTTCTTGGCTGGGGTTATTCGCTGCTTTATTTAATAGCAGGTGTACTTTGTGGACTATCTTTTCATTTACCATTGTTCGTTCCCCCTCTGTTTTGATCTTAACTTATTATATACTAACGTCAGTATAATGTCAACATAGCGTTAGTATATTTTTTGTGTTAAACTTAGTTGGGGTGATGATATGCCAAAAGCGCAAACAAGAGCAAATAGGAAGTACAACGAGAAGGCATATGACAGGATTTATCTTACCGTGGCAAAGGGGGATAAAGAGAAGATTGAGAATTTTGCCAAGAAAGAGGGATTGAGCTTAAACTCCTTTATTAAAGTGGCTATACAAGATAAAATGGAATGTAAAAAAACAGCCGGAGAATAATCGGCGCAGTGCCCTTAACCGTGATGGTTAGGGGTTTTTATTTGTCTATTTTTAGGGAAATATGCTTGGACAATACATACGATAAATGGTATAATAATATATACAAAGGAGGATTAAAATTGAAAGATAAAGTTACCTTTTCACCTGAACAATTAGTATCTAGCACACAACTTGTTAGGAAACTTTCGCAATATCTTGAAGCTTCGCTAGATTATCCACTATTTATTCAGAGAGACCAAAAAGTTAGCTGGGTTTTACTTAGCTTGGAGGAATATGAGCGGTTAATTAGGGCGAGGAGGGGAAAATAAACCAATGACAAAGTTAAATGCGACATCGTAAATTGCAAATACAACGATCGTTGCTACTGCCATGCCGATATTATCCAAATATCGCCTAATAACAGGGAGTATTTTGAGTATATCGGATGTTCGACTTATAGAGAGAAGGAGGAGCACAATGGCTAAATACCGGCACTACAAAGGTTGGACATGCACACTCTTGACATTCGCCCAGCACGCCGAGACAGGAGAGGATCTTGTGATATATCAGAATAAGCACGGCGAGGTATTTGCAAGATCTCACGATACGTTCTTCGGGGAAGTTGAGGTCGACAGCAAGAGCGTGCCAAGGTTTGAGGAGATTGCGGTGAAGGAGATTGTGCCGAGGGTGAGCGTGGGGAGGAATAAATAATGGATAACCAACAAAAATTATTTGAGCATGTGAAGAAGTTTATGATAAGTAATGGTGTGGAATGTGAGGAATCTATTTATCAAGTTGATAGCATTAGGAGGAAGGCCGAAGAGTTCATGGAGACGTGCTGGCGCATCGTTTATCCTGAAATAAAGGAATTATTTGAATCTGAAGAATAAGCCACAACCCCGGCAAACGCTGGGGTTTTCTCATTTTCGGGCATAGAAAATCCCCCTCGGTTGGTGGAGGGGGATTGAGCGATACTATCTATTGTTGCTCTTCGACTGACACCTTCCATGGCGTAAGCGCGCAGTTAATCTTAAGCGAATACTGTCCAGGTGCTATATGCAGGTAAGATACGTCTTTGCCGACTCCTTGCGCATTGGCAGCAACGGCAGCCGGAAGGCCCTGCCCATCCTGTACATAGATTTGAAACACGCCTTGCGCTCCTGTTGTCTCCCAATTAATCCGCGTGTTCTCAGTAACTGCGAAGCTCTCTGTGTCTTTGGCTCCGTTGCCTGACCAAGATTTCACGGTGGTCCATTTCTTTTCGACAGGGGTGGGAACGGGAGCCGGGGCAGAAGAAGTTGCAACCGGAGCGAAGGCGGTCTTAGATTTATCATCATTACCCATAGCATGCCCAATGCCGCCGAGGACGATCAAAACCAGAACGGCTGTAACGATTTTATGTTTGCCGAAAAAGTTACGTTGGTCAGTCCCACAATGGACACACTTGCTTACTCCTTTGCCGATCTCTTTGCCACATGCTTTACAATTTACTAATGCCATTTTCGCACACTCCTTAAATTTTGTTAGCATTAAAGCTTTCAACGCATTACGTGGATTTCCTGCACATCGACAGGATTAATGTTTTTGCGACAAATAAGGGAGGAATACTAAAGGACGAGTATTGTTTTTTTACCTCAAAGTAACACGCACATTGTGTTGTCAATACCATTCCGCTAAGAAATAATAGTGGTGAGGTGGTTGGTGTGCTTGCCGTAATTAGGGATACTCAG